GGAAATAAAAGAGCAAATAGATAAATATTATGAAAATTGTAATAAAAAATTAGAAGAAATGGGTGAAGATGATAATGATATTTCATTTTTAACACTTGATGGTTTTGGAGGATAAGTTATGATTGGTGTTATAATAGGAGTTGTTATTGGATTTGTAGTTGGAATGTTATGTGGATTTGTGCTTAATTCTAACGATTAATTAATAATAGAATAAAGTTATGAAGAAACTACTATTACTGGCACTTACTGCTATCATGATGGTAAGTTGCGAACACAAACAAGAAAAGTGGAATAGGTATGAAGTGCTATTGACAACACATGATACAATTTATATTGAAGCCTATGATTATAAAGTTGTACGTGGAACTTATGTGTTTAGGGAACAAAATTGTCGTGTCATAATGGAAGTAACCTATCCCTATTATGTTAAACAATTAAAAGATAAGTGATTATGGGCTATTTTGAAAAGTTAAAGCAACTTCCGTGCGAAGTTGTAAAAGAAAGTGGAAGACTGACAGGAAACTATGCTTTAAGAATAAGCATAAGTGGGGTATTTGGTTTCTGGAATATGTCTATGATGGAGAACTGTTTAGTGGATATTCAGCACGTGTTAAGATTGTGCGAAAGAGAAAAGGAAATAGCGATATGAAAATAGGCGGGTTTGTGTTCCCGCCTATAATCTTGGTGCAAAATGGTTACATGATTTTTGACTTAGCAGGACGCACCTTGAGGCAGTCCAGTGTGGGCATGTTCCCAAGGTAGGTCTCCTTCCTTCGACGGTGAGCGTGCTGAAGCGCGTTACCTCGGTAACGTGTGCGCATTCAAAGCAATGATGCCTGACCTCAGCGCTGACATTCCTCGCCCTTCTCGCCGCCATAGACATACACTATTCCGCTCACGTCAGCGACGCTGAGTGTTTTCTTCGTTTCAAAGTATATCGCGCCATTTTGCATCAGCCCCCGTGCGATAGCTCCAGCGACGCGATACCTTGCTTCCTCCGAGAGGACTTTTAGCCCTTCGCGGTGTGACTTGACCTGCGGGTGGTCTTTCCTGAAGTCGCGCACATCCTTCTTGGATATGTGGATGCAGATGCCGATGGGTCTTGCCTCGGGTGCTTCCTCGACAACAACGGTCTGGTCTAACCTCTTAGCCCACCAGTAGAAAAGTTTAGACAGCTTCTTTTTCATTTCCTTCGTTTATTGTTTCGCTAATACCTGTTTCTTCCTCTTGGCCTTCCGTCGGCATCTCCATCGTTGCGCCAGCCTGTCCTCCCATCGCGGCCTGTGCTGCCTGCATGGAAAGAATCTGCGCCAGCGTTGCCTGCGGGTCTTCCGACAAGCCTGCGGCCTCGATGGCTTCGAGCGGTGATATGAGCGGTGAGTTTCCGCTTGCCTTCATCCACTTCTCGATGTTGAGCATCTCGTCCTCCTGAATGAACGGCGTGATGGTGTTCTCTACGAGGATGGAATCCACGTCATTTTCCTTGAAGCCCACGTTGAGTTTTTTCAAGAAAGCCTTAACGATGCTGTTCTCCCTTTCGAGGAACTCTATCCACGCGCCGCTCTCGTCCCCGATTTTGAGGTGTGCGTCGGCAAAGAGCGTCTTGCGTGCGTCGAAGCCGATGTTCCCGAGCCGTACCATGTTGGCGAAGGAGATGTCGGGCATCTGCGCCTGCATGAAGAACATGTTCATCAGCGTGCTTATGTAGTATTCGAGCGCTTGGTTTCCCTGCGCCCAAGAAACGTAAGAAACGTCGCCGCCTTCCGTTACTCGGTAGATGCGCCGTGTCTCGCCCTTCTGCTCTTCCCCGACGAGGGAGCCAGCGACCTTCAGGATGGGTGCGCTGTTGTATGCGAGGATGTCGGAATGGCGGGAAAGGGCGTACTCTATCTCCTCCCTTATGCCAGTAAGGCCGTCCCAAACGGGTTTGTGTCGGTAGATGTAGATGGCGGGGATTTTCCCGATGCTTATCGGTTCGCCGTCCTTCTGCACCTCCCATTCGCCTTCGTCCCCCGACTTCTTCCAAAGGAAGTGTTTGTCCTCGGTAAAGGTCTCGAAGAACTCGACCCACGTGTCCTTTACCTTCCGCTTGTAACCGAAGCTCATGGCGAACATCTCACCCTGCTCGTCGATGAGCGGCCACAGTTCCACGCCGTCCATCGGGGAGAATGTCTTGCATTTGAGCTTGTAGTTGCACGGAAAACCGTAGAGGTTGTGCTTGACCTTCTTCGTGTACCAGACGGTCATGACCTCGCAGGAGGCGTAGTATGCAAGTCCGCGCTGCTTGTTGACGGAATCGATGTGTGCGACCTGATAGATTCTCTCCATGGCCTTGACGATTTCCTTCTTCTCGTCCGTGTCCGCACCAAAATAGTTTCTTTTCACGGGAATAGCGAAAGTAAACTCGTTCATTCGCTTCGTGAGAAGTCTCTCAAGCCCGATGGTAAGCCTTGCAGCTGTGTCCTTTGTCCCGTCGGAATGGATTTTGTCCTTCCGCCCTTGCTTGTCGTCGACAATCTTGTGCAGGGAAGGTTCGTAATCCTTCCTCAGTTCAAGCCAGTCGTGCGGTTTGGTCGAGCGTTCCTTTAGCGCACTAATCTTCTCGTTTATGTTATCGCCCGCGAGAATGCTGTCAATGTCAATCATGTACCTGTGTCGTGTTTGAAAAATAAAACTTTCCTTTGCAAAAGTACAAATTTTATATTTTATCTCCAAATATTTTGTACGTTAATTATTTTTTAGTACCTTTGCATCGGAACAAAATAAAGAGTATGAAGTATCTATTTACGTCAGAGGCTGTCTCGGAGGGACACCCTGACAAAATTAGCGACCAGATAAGTGACGCAATTCTCGATGCGTTCCTTGCTCGGGATGTGGAGTCTCACGTTGCAGTGGAAACAATGGTTACAACGGGGCAGGTTGTCGTTGCTGGTGAGGTGTCGAGCCATGCCTACGTCGATATTCCGACGGTAGTCCGCAACACCATCAAGAGGATAGGCTACACGAAGCCCGAGTACGGCTTCGAGGCTGACAGCTGCGGAATACTCACGGCCATCCACGAGCAGTCGCAGGACATCAACCGTGGCGTGTCACGTGAGGAGGAAAGGCTACAGGGTGCAGGCGACCAAGGCATGATGTTCGGTTACGCGACGAACGAAACCGACACCTTCATGCCCGTGGCGCATTACTTGGCGACGCTCATTGTGAAGGCGCTGGCCGATATCCGCCGCGATGGGAAGTTCATGACGTACCTCAGACCAGACGCGAAGAGCCAAGTGACCGTGGAGTACGACAAGGCGGGGAACCCGCTAAGGATAGACACCATTGTCGTATCGACGCAGCACGACGAGTTCGCTTCCGACAAGGCGATGCAGGAGCAGATACGCCACGACGTCATCAACACCGTCATTCCCTTTGTCAAGTCGATGATAAGCGACGGGCGCGTGCTTGCGCTCTTTAATGATGATATCATCTACCACGTCAACCCGACGGGGAAGTTCGTCCTCGGAGGCGCAGCGGCAGACACGGGGCTTACAGGACGGAAGATTATCGTTGACACCTACGGAGGGTATGCCTGTCACGGAGGCGGATGCTTCTCTGGCAAGGACTCATCAAAGGTCGACCGTTCAGCAGCCTACGCGGCGCGGTACATCGCGAAGAACCTCGTGGCTAACGGAGTCGCCGATAGGATGCAGATACAGGTGGCATATGCTATTGGTGTGGCGGAACCTGTAAGTATCTGCGTCGACACCTACGGAACGGCGCATAACACCAACAACGAGCGGATTGCGGAGTTCATCAGCCGCCATTTCGACCTTACCCCTTACGGAATTGAGAAGATGCTCCATTTGAAGCAGCCCATCTACGAGCCTACGGCAGCCTACGGCCATTTCGGCAGGAAGCCGTACACGGTCGGGGAGCTGCGCTTCTTCCCTTGGGAGGAAGTGATGAGCAACGAGGAGCTTTACAACCGAAGCAAGTATTAATCAAAAAGGAAAGATATGTTCAGCAAACCGATAACCAACGAGGAGGAGCGGTTTATCAAGGAGAATGCGGGGAAGCTCTCGATTTCCGAGATAGCCACGTCCTTGGGTCGCAGCTATTTCACGATTCAGAAGTACATGAAGCTGCTCGACATTCCGACTGGCTTCCACAAATGGACGAAGGAGGAGGATGAGAAGCTCCGTGAGCTTTGGGAACAGTACCCCGCAGGGTATATCTCCCGCTACTTGGGAATGGACGAGAACTGTGTTTATAACCGCGTGCGTCGGTTGGGTTTGAAGAAGAAACGTGTTTTAAGGAAGCCATGAAAAGGATTGCATCTTTTGAGATAGACCATCTGACGCTCGTGAAGGGGCTCTACGTATCGAGGCGCGACACTTTTCCTGACGCAGTGACGACGACATTCGACCTGCGAATGAAGACCCCGTACACCGACGAGCCTCTGAATCCAGCGGCCGCACACGCCTTGGAACACTTCTTGGCGACCTACCTGCGGAACTACCGATACGATGTCGTCTATGTCGGCGTGATGGGCTGCATGACTGGCTTCTACGTCGTCTTGGCGGGGAAGAAGGACTGCGCGGATATCGTCGGCACGCTCATCGATGCCTTGGAGTGGATTCAGACGCAGTCCAAGGTCGTCGGTGCGACGCCCCGTGAGTGCGGGAACTACTCCTTCATGGACTTGGATGATGCGAAGCGGGAGGCGAAGGAATACGCCAATGTCCTGCGTTCATTAGATATCAAAAGCTAAAGATGCCGCTTTTCAGATAAACAAAGATAAATAACTTGCGTGTTTCGTACTCTTGATTTACCTTTGCACCGAAGCCGAAAGGCAAGAACCATTAGAACCGCAGCCGACGGGATAGAAACAGGCGCAAAGAATATGGCAGATTATATTAGTGAAGCAGAGGCATTGTCCGAAAATTACGATGGTTGTGAAGTATGCTTCGAATCATATACCAAGAGTGAGCGTCGTGACTACATAGATGCAAAGTCAAGGACATTTAAGAAGTCTGATATTGGTAAGTGGGTCGTGGTACAAAAGCCAAGGCGTAAGAAAGATGTAGTTAGCGTCTTGTACCTCGTTGACCGTAGTCTTACTAAGCGTTTTTGGTGGTCTCATGATTCATTTTATGCAATGGTTTTTGAGAAGGAGAGTGCAGCAAGAATACAAGCAGCAAAATATCGGTTTAACAAAGCAAGTGTTAGGCAGATTACTTCAAGCATGGCAGATAAGGAGTGGTTTTCACTCTCTTATGAATAATCAATAAAGGCTTTTCAATTGTTATACGAAACGACGAAATATCGCCACTGTTGCGCCGAAAAAGAGTGGTCGGACAACTATACCGACCTTGGCGTAACGAGGCGACACAGCCGCTAAAAACGGCAAATCTAAGGGTTTCATAAGAAGGAGATGGCGTTTTTGCCATCTCTTTTTTTTTTATTTTATTCGTACCTTTGCACGATTTTTTATGTTTATGTTTGGTAAATGAATACTTTTTCCGTACATTTGCAACACTAAAGTATTTATTTATCAAATATAAGAGTTATGAACAAGAAAACCAAGTTGGTACTGGAGCTGTTAAAGACCAAGGCGTCGTCCTTGGGTTTTAACAAGGAAGAATTGGAGGGTGCTGCGACCACTATAGCAAGTAACCTCGGAGTGGATGACGATGCAACGGACGAGGCGATGAACGCGGCGGCGGAAAAAGCCGTGGCGGTCTTTATTCCTTTCCTCGAGCTGAGTCAGAAAAACGCAAACCGCATAATCCAGAAGAACAAGGAGGAGCGTGAGAAAGCGGAAGCTGAGAACCGCAAGAAGGCCGAGGAGGAAGCCAAGAAGGCTGAGGAGGAGGCACGTAAGGCGGAGGAGAAGCGCAAGGAGGAGGAATCCAAGAAGAAGGATAACCCCGACGAGAGCTATCAGAAGTTCCTCGAATCCGAATGGGCGAAGAACATGAAGGCAGAGAACGAGAACCTTGCAAAGCAGTTCAAGAAGCTCTTAGCCGAGTTCAACACCATGAAGGAAGACCGTCTTAAGGCTACCCGCGAGAGCCGTCTTGACGAACTTGTGAAGGATGCGGGCGTGTACGGAAAGCGCATCAAGGACAACTATGCTCTCATGAGCTTTGACACCGAGGAGAAGTTCGACAACTTCCTCAACGGGGTCAAGGAGGACTTGAAGGCGTTCAACCAAGAGCGTGCCGACAAGGGTCTTGATACCCTCCGAATGCCAAGTATCGGTGAGGATGGAGAAAAGAAGAAGGTGGAGCCGATGACCGACGCGGAGGTGGACGCTCTCGCCGCTATTATGTAAAACTAAAAAAAGGAAAAAGAAATGGCAAAGACTGAGTATGGATTTGGCCTTGACCCGATTGTCATCCGCAAGGAGCTGGACGACATCAAGGGCGGCGTGGTGCTTGACACCACAGGCTACACCGAGGAGTTCATCTATGCTGGCCATCCCGTCATCCGTGACGCTGAGACTGGCCTGACATACAAGCCCTTCCCCGTTGCTGACGGTGCGCTGGGTTCACTCCCCGAAGGCTATGAGTATTGCGGTGTCGTTATCCGCACCAAGCCGACAGCGGAACCGTTTGTATCGGTGCTGACCATCGGCGAGGTAAACGAGAAGGCGCTGAAGTTCCCTCTCACAAGCTCTATCAAGAGTGCGTTCAAGAGTGCCGTGCCTACCATCCGCTGGGAGCATGACGCATAGGAAACAGATTGTTAAACCATAACAACACAGACACAAAATGTTACAGTCATTATTCTACAAGTATTTGGAGCGTTTCTTCCCACAGCTCCAGCGTCTGATTGAGACAGTGAACAAGAAGCGCGGCAACACCCTCACCTACCTCTACAAGGAGCACCTGCGTGAGGAGTACAGCCCCGACAACAAGTGGGAATCAACAACTGCGGACACCACATACGTTGCCGCAGACTTCGTGTCTATGGATTCCGCCCTGCCTATCAAGCAGCGCGACAGCATCCAGACAGCGAACGGTAAGCTGCCGAAGGTCGGTATTTCCCGCGTTCTCCGCGAGAGCGACATCACAGCGCTGAACATCATGGAGGCACAGGGCGGCAATGCCCAGCTCATTTCCCGCAAGCTCGCCAACGACCCCGTAGCTTGTGCTACTGGTATCGACGAGCGCAATGAGTTCAACTTCCTCTTCGGCCTCTCCAACGGCTACGTGGCCATCAAGGACGAGGACAAACCGAATGCCCTGATGCGTATCGACTTTAACTATTTCAGTGAGAACCTCTTCGGAACATCCGTTAAGGGTGAGCCCGTCCTCGAGGATATCCTTGATGTGATTGAGAAGGCCGCCGAGAACGGAACAGCCATCACGGAGATTTGGTGTGCCAAGAGCGCATACGATATTCTCCGTCGCACCCGTGCTGCCCGTGAGCTCGCTGCCAACTACGAGAGCCGCATCGTTGCCGAGGACGTGAACCTTCCCGTTCCGACACCCGAGAAGTTCGACGCTGCGTTTGCAGACGAGACTGGCGGTGTGCACTTCGTGAAGGTGAACCGCTCTATCTTCACTGAGACAGACGGTGTGCGCAAGGCCATCAAGCCTTGGAACGCCAACCGCTTCATCTTCGTTCCCGACACCATCGTAGGTACTCTCATCTTCGGCCGCTTGGCAGAGGTTACCAACCCTGTGGAGAACGTGCTGTACCAGCTCGTTGACCGCTACAAGCTGATTGCCCGCTTCCGCGAGACCAATCCGCTGCGCGAGACCACCACAGGTCAGGCCATCTGCGCTCCGATTATCGAGGGCGTCGACCAGATTTACGTTTACGACACAAGCGTTAGCGTAGAGGTTGACAGCTCTGCGGAGGCAGCCGACACTTCCGACGTGTACATTACGGTTTGGGGCAACAAGTACACCAAGTCAAGCTTCATCACAGCCTACAACGCGATTGACGGCGTGACCAAGCTGAAGGCTGGTGCTACCGACGCACAGGTTATCAAGGCCGTGAACAAACTGTCTGACGCGAACCAGACTGCCCTGCAGGCTGCCGTAGCTCAGTACATCGTTTCATAGTCTAAAGGAAGCGAGACATGACAACTCTGCAAGCACTGAAGGCAAGGGTCAACTACCCGCTGACGGACATACAGGCGCAGGAGAAACTCGACGGACGCGGCGTTGACCCGTCCGAGGAGTTCTCCGTGTCGGTGGCCGAAAGCAGGGAGTTCCAGCTCGCGTATGCCGACACGCTGCGCTTCATCATCACGATGGTCAACCTCTCGCAGGGTGGCTCGATAACGGCGCAGAACATGGCGGGAATACGCGGCACGGCGAATGCCATATACAAGAAGTACGGCGAGGAACAGATAGGCGAGATGGGCGACGCCCAGCCTACCGTGTACATAATGTAAGGAGATGCAGATATTTCCGAACGGATATATGTACTATGCCGAGCAGTCGGGTCAGGGTGACCTTGACGAGTACGGCTTTCCCGTTGCAGCCAGCAGCGTGGAGCAGAGCTGCCGATGCACGATAACGACGGTGACGGAGAACAGGAACGCCGTCTATAACGGCGGCGCTTATGTCAACGCCACATACAGCGTAACGTGCAACATGGAAGATGTAGGCGACACCTTCAATCCCGCATTCATAACGCTGACACATGACAACAAGGGCGACTTGGGCAGGTTCCAAGTGCTGCGCCTCGAATACTACACACTCACGGGAACTATAGAGATATGGGTATAGAGTGCAGGTTTGACGAGGAGCTCAAAAAGCTCGACGACTTGAAGGGCATTGTAAAGGACTTGCTACCCGATGCCTTTGAGGAGGCAGGGAAGAACGCAGTCGAGCGAATTATGGAGACGAAGACGTACAAGGACAGGACGGGAAACCTCACGGCATCCATCGGCTACGGTGTGGTGCAGGACGGGGAGATAGTCCGACAGGGCGGATTCGGAAGCGGCGAAGGCGGGAAGAGAGGTGAAGCTTGCCTCCGTGAGGCAGCAGCCTCGCAGGGCGACGGCCTGTCGCTAATCATCGTAGCGGGCATGGAATATGCCGTGTACGTGGAGCGAAAGGGCTTTGTTGTCCTCGACGGCGGAACGTTAGGACTGGACAAGGAGATTGAATCGATAATACAAAGGAAACTGTCATGACAGGCGGAGAGATAGAGAACATCCTGCGTGAGCGCATCATCAATGCGAACCCACCGATTTCGGGGAGCGTGTACTTCAAGGACATGCGTTCCCGTCAGGGGCGCACCGACGGCGACCTCGAGGATTGTGAGGTCATGGTGCTCACGGGGAAGGGATTAGAACTTCTCGAAGGGACATGCGTGGTAAACGTCTATGTACCCGACACGCTCACGGCAAGCGGTCTCTACCTCCGTTCCAAGCGCCGCACGGATGCCATCGAGAAATGGCTCGAGGGCGTGCCGATGGCGATACGTGACGGAAGCCTGTATTTCTCTCGCGACGGTCTCATCACGACGATTGCCGAGCCCGATACGCACGAGCATTTCGTCTCGCTGAAAATGAAATTCAAGGTGATAGAAGAGAATTATTAACTTCAAAAAAGAAAAGTTCTATGATTATTTCTTGGGGTATTCCAACCATTAAGGTTTACAAGTACAACGGCGCTACTGCTGGTACTTCACCCATCACTTTCCCAACTCCCGTTGAGGGCTCTACGCAGCTCGCTTCGGAGAAGGGCGACAAGATGGAAGCCCTCGTGGAGGGTGGTGAGGCCGAGGCCATCAAGTACAAGCGCGGCAAGTATTCGCTGACATTCCAGATTCGTCGCGGTGCGGGTCGTCAGATGCCTATCAAGGGCGTGGACGGCGTCGTAGCAGGCGAGTGGAAGGTGGAGCTCGAACCCGAGCAGAAGAGCGAGGGAGCACCTGGCTTTACCATTCAGAAAGCCGTATGTTCCTACGAGGACACATACACCTCTGAGGACGGTGCTATCCGCACCTACACCTTCGAGTCACTGAAGGTGGGTGACGGCTCTCAGATTGACTGGGACAACGACTCTTCCGAGTAACATCAATCAATATGGACGGGGCGTGAAGTTGTTCATTCCCCGTCCTTTTTGTTTTCTTACGACCTATGGATGCTTCGATAGACAGGTATATAAGTGACGCGCTGATGGGGATGCCGTATGGCTTCTCGGTCGGCGGTACTCGTTTTTATATCCACCCCGTAACGCTCGGGAAGATGCTCTATATCCAAAGGAGGATAGAGGGCATGGAGGTCAACGCGAAGGAACTGTCAAGGGATGCGTCCATCGAGGCTCTGCGTTTGGCGAAGGAGAAACGGGACGACTGCCTTTCCATCATCTACGTCATGACGTGCCGCACGAGGGATGAGGTGCTTTTAGACCATGAGCTTCGGAAGAAGAGGATTTCCAAGCTCTCGAAGCTCTCCGATGCGGACATAGCGGCGATGGTCGTCATGGCTCTGACGATGGACAGGACTTCCGAGTTCATGAAGCGCTACGGCATCGACAAGGAGCAGAAGCGCATGAGCGCCGTGACGCGGGCTAAGAAGAAGGACAAGGGAAGCATCACGTTCGGCGGCAGGTCGCAGTTCGGTGCGCTCCTCGACTACGCCTGCGAGCGCTACGGATGGACAAAGGAATACGTGGTGTGGGGCATCGACTACCCCACCCTGCGCATGATGCTCGCAGACAAGATATCGTCCGTCTATGTCAGCGATGAGGAATGGAAGCGCATCCCGCTATGGGCGAAGAGCGGTGAGGATGAGGAACGAATCAACGGCGACGACGCAAAAGCCGTAAGGGAAGCAATAAAATCGCAGAAATGGGACTAATGAGAAAGATAGACGTGGTGACCGTCCACTACAATACGCCAGAGATGATGGAATGCATGATACGCAGCCTTAACATGCGGTCGGTGTGCAGAATCCACGTCTTTGACAACTCCGACGAGGAACCGTTTGTGAACACCTTTGAAAACGTCGATGTCATCGACAACACCAAGGGGAAGATTATCGACTTTGATAAATGGCTGCAGCAGTTCCCGCAGCGCAAGCCGATGATGAGCAACTACGGCAGCCCGAAGCACTGCAAGACTGTGGACACGTGCTTCGACCTTTTCCCCAACGGCTTCATCCTCATGGACTCCGATATCCTTTTGAAGAGGGATATCACGGGCTTTTGGGACGAGCGTGTGGCGTGGGTCGGCGAGCCTGCCCTCGACACCCCGAAGGGGAACAGGGTGATGCGCCTCCTGCCGTTCCTGTGCTTTATCAACGTTCCTCTGCTGAAAAGGTACAACGTGAGGTATTTCAATCCGAACTACATGTGGCATCTCACGGCTTCCGACCCGAACCGCTGGTACGACACGGGCGCTTGGTTCTACAAGGACTGCATGGACAAGGAGATGCCCTTTCGGAAGGTCGGCATCGACAGCTATATGGAGCATTATTTTCACGGCAGCCACGCCATGTACAACGATACATTGGATAATTGGTTAGTCAAACATAAAAAACTGTGGCAATGAAGGTAGATATTTTCACTCTCTGCTGGAACGAGATGGACGTCCTCCCTTGGGTCGTGGACTATTGGGAGAGGTACGCCACTCATGTGACCGTCTTCGACAACGGAAGCACGGACGGCAGCCAATGGTATCTCTCGCATTTCGACTGGATAGAGGTCGTTCCGTTCAAGACGGACGGATTCAACGACACCGTGCATCAGCGCATCAAGAACGAATGTTGGGTGCATTCCGATGCGGACTTCGTCGTCGTGTGCGATATGGACGAGTGCCTGCTTGCGGGCGACATCAAGAAGGTTCTTGAAAGGATGAAGGAGGAAGGGGCGACGATATGTCTGCCGAGGTGGTACGAGTTGCATTCAGACGAAGTGCCGAAGTACGAGTGCGGCAGGATGCTGCATGATGTAAGGGAGGCTATTCCCGTGCAGGAGGCGGCAAAGGCCATCATCTTCAATCCGAAGGCGATAAAGGCCATCAACTACACGGCGGGGGCGCACAAGTGCTACCCCGAAGGCGATGTGCGGTGGTACGAGGGGAACGACCTCTTCTGCCTGCATATCAACCACAATCTATCGTTTGAATCGAAACTCGCGAAGTACAAGGTGCTCGACGAGCGCCTGAGCGAAGAGAACAGGCGGAACCACCACGGCATACACTACGGATTCTCACGCGGCATCCTCGAGCGGGCTTGGATGGAGGACAAGAAGAAAAGGGTAAACTTAAACGAGATAATCCATGGGTAGAGTGGCGGCAATGGCCTTGTGCCGATTGGAAAACCAGATGTTCATAGCGGCGGCGGCTCGGACGTTCGCCTACCGCACGGGACGCGAGTTTTGGGGATTGGTATATACCGACGTAAGGTCGGACTTCCCCGATGAGCAGCAGCGGCGCATCATGCGGCGCGTGAGGTATGTGACGAGGGACAAGGTGGCGCACTATACGGCCATCCCCCACGGAGGCTACCTGTGCAACGGCTTCCCCGAGACGGACGCCGAGGACGTGCTCCTTCAGGACTTCTTCCAAGACGCTCGGTGCATCGACAAGGAGATAGCCTACGACCTCTTTGCGCCGTATGATTCCATCTTGCAGGAGATAAGGGAGCTGTACGGCGACATCTCCGACCTCGTGTGCGTCAATGTGCGCAGGGGCGACTACCTCGAGAGGGGCAACCCCGAGCTCGGCTTCCGCACGCTTTCAGTAAGCAATATCAGGGCAATCCTGCGCGAGCATTTCCCGAAGGACAGGGTACTGTTCGTATCGGACGATATCGGCTGGTGTAAGGCGAACTTCCGTGGCAAGCGGTATGTCTTTGCCGACAAGCCGTGCCAGTACAAGCCCGAGATGGACTTGTATCTGCAGACGCAGTGCAAGGCCAACGTTATCAGTAACTCCACGTTCTCTTGGTGGGGCGCTTTCCTCAATGCAAGGGCGGAGAAGGTCGTGTGTCCTTGGCCTTGGTTTGCCGATGGGAAGATTGACCCGATGGAGCATGTCTTACCTGACGGATGGATAAGATGGAAGGGATAGACTACGTCGTGCCGATGGTGTTCCCCGACGATGCCCGTTGGCAGGCCGACCTGCGGTCTTCGGGGCTGCGTTACGCCAACAGCGCTCGGTGGCGCTCTTGGGGCAACGAGGAGCTGCTTATCCGCCTCGTGAGGAAGAATATGCCGTGGCTGCGCAGCATCATCATACTCCTTGCGAGGGAGAGCCAGCGGAAGCCGTGGATGGACGGCGTGCGCGTCGTGTACCATCGGGAGTTCATCCCGAAGTCGCTGCTGCCCGTCTTCAACGTTAACACCATTGAGATGTTCCTCCACAAGATTCCCGACCTCTCCGAGAGGTTTATCTACGGCAATGACGACATGTTCCCGCTCGGAAAGCTCTCCGAGGAGGATTTCTTCGTGGGGAATGTTCCTTGCCAGCACATGGAGGAGAGGCCGATGCCGCCGCAGATGAATGTCTTCCATCTCTTTGTCCGCGAAGGTCTGAACATGATAGCCGCCGAGTACGGCTACCGCTTCACGGAAACGTATCTGAGCGGAGGCCACAGCATCGCACCGATTCTGAAAAGCACGATTGAGGAGGTGTGGAGGAAGCACGGCGGACGGATTAGGGAGAGCTTCACGGAGCAGCGCTCGCCCGACAACTTCAATCAGTACATCTTCTCCTACTACCAGCATTTCTCGGGGAACTTCATCGACCATGTGCCGAGGAGGTCGTACACGAGCGTAAAAATAATGCCTGCGGAGGACGTAGTGAAGATGATTGAGAGCCCGAGGGCGGGAATCGTCTGCATCAACGACAACGGCAACCTTTCCGACTGCGACGAATACGCAAGGGTCGTGAAGGAGGCTTTGCTTTCAAGACTTGCGGGGAAATAAAAAAGCCCCGCGACTTTTATAAGAATCACCACAAACTTATATTCTGCCTATGCCAAGGACGGCGCGGGGCTTGTATGTCTCTTCCGCTCCAAGGCATAGGCTTTTTCTTTGCCCTTGCCCGAGCGGTTGATGCAAAGGTAAAGAATAAAACAAAAGGTGTCTTATGAAAGTGATAGAAGTAATGAAAATTGACCAGAAAGGGTTAGAGTTGCTGCAGGAATGCTGCATTAGTATTTCAGACGTTAGGTTTATTGGGCTTTACGATGATTTCATGCGCATCATCGGCGATGGCGGGAAGACCACATACGCTATTGCTTACCTCGCCGAGAAGTACGGCATCAGCGAGCGGAAGGTGTATTACCTGATAAAGAAGTTCACGGCCGAGTGCACGGTTTGTGCAGTCTGAAAACCTACATTTTTACGTTTTTCCCTTTTCAATGCCCTATCTTTGTCCTTGTCAAAGCGCGATGACAAGGAACAGTATTATTAACAACACAAACTAAAGATTTATGGCATTGGAAATGAATGACTTGATGATGCTTAGGGGGTTCGACAAGGAAGGACTCTCCCCTTACGAGCAGTACAAGGTCGGCCACATGCAGGCAAGAAACCACACCTCTGGTATCGGCGTGGCTGGCCTTGTCCTCGGAACCGTCGGCACGGCCGTAGGCGTCGGTGCTTGGCTGTTCGGTGGCATGTATGGTAACGCGAAGGCCAATCAGGCCAAGGAGGCCGCAAACTCGGCGAAGGAACTTGCAAACGTGCAGATTGCCGCATCCCAGCGACAGCTTGACCAGTTGACAAACCTCCTCGCTTCCGAGCGCAGCGAGCGCCTGCAGGGCGACTACACCATCTCGCAGACCATTACCGACTCCGTGAGCGGAAGCCAACAGGGTCAGCTGACAGCCATGCAGCAGGCCGAGCTTGCCGCATCGCAGGTGGCCACACAGCAGGTAATGACGGGTCTCATGACGGGTCGCTATTCGGAGAACCCGCAGCGCGTAGCATTGTACAGGGACGCAGCACCGTGTCCTTGCCCTGCTGGCGGTTGCGGATGTAGCGATTAAGCAGAAAAAATGGAAGGAATCTGCTTAAAGTGTAGAAAAATGCGCAAATAAGCAGGTTCCAACCTCCTTAAAGTGTAAATATGAGGTGGTTTAAGGAAAAAAGAAGAAAGATGGAGTTCATACAAAACTACGTACCGACGAGCAAGGCGCAGCTGCTGCAGGTAGCAATGTTCCTCAACAAGGGGAACATCGAGAAGGCGCAGGAGATGTTCGATTTCTACGCCAAGAATCTCGACCTGCCAGACTTCGACCCAGTAGAGCCGACGTTCATGCAGCAGGTCAGGACGAATGCTTCCGACCTGTTCTCTTGGATAAAGAGCAACCAAAGCGACATTGTCAACGGCTACCAGTTCATCCAGTCATTGATAGCCAATAAGGGGGCGCTACCAAGCATAACGGAAGACCCCGTGGAGCCGCTACCAGAAATAAACGGATAAAAACAATAGTTCATGGAAATAAGAAACATCTCGTTCAATATCTACGCTGACACGGATGAGGAGGCAGAGTGTGGGCGCAAAGCCATCATCAGGTTCATCAGTATCATGGGGCAGCATGGCGCTATGGTGTCGGGGAAGAAGATAGCCGACGCCGTATCGAGGCTTAACAGCAGCCCGTTCGTGACGAGTCAGATAATTCGGTTCTTCAAGGAAAAGGAGGTAAGGTAATGGCAAAGGAAGAAGGAAGGCAGCAGTTCCGCTGCACGGGTGATTGCCTGCAGTGCAGCCGCGTGCAGAGGGAGTACTGTGCAGCACAGCACTCCTACCATGCGTACATGATGGTTTCGAGGGCGCTGGAGGAGATAGAGAAGATAAAGAGGAAGGTTGACGATATACAGGGCAGCGAGGCGCTTGTGTTCTCCACGGGCGCAGGTTCGGACATGCCCATGGTAAGTATTGCGCAGGAGGGGGACGGCGCAGAAGAATAGGTTCCCGTGATTTCCAACACAAAAACTAAACTTTATGGCTTGCAACAACAACGGAAAGACATTTGTGGTCTCTCTGACCACCGTGTCGGGCGGTACGGCCGCCAACGCCAGCTACCTGCTGGCACTCGACCACTTCACCTGTGGCAACAAGAAACTTTGCGTAAATGAGGCGTTTCCCGTGACGGCGGACTTGAAGGCGACGGCGATGGGTGCTCCCGTCGATGTCGGTAACGGCACGTTCTGCCAAGAGGTGCTGATAAGCGGAACGTGTACCTACATGCCCTACGTCTGCGGGTGCAACTGCGGCGTATGCCCACGCACGGAGAACATCTACTGCACCATCTGCGTACCATGCTCGACAAATGCCGTGCCTACGCTGACGATGGGAAACTCGGTGGCGATGCCGACGAATGTGAAGCCGTGCTGCAACGTGACCAACGCCATCGCAATAACAACGTCAATCAACGTAGCGACAGGCGCATGATGGAATGGACGGATATCGCGTGCATCGTGTTCACGTGTGTGACGATGAACCACCTCGGTCTGATAGAAGCCATCGAGAGAGCCGTCGGCTTCCCCCTTTGGATAGTGAACTGCCCCAAGTGCAGCACGTTCTGGTTCGTCCTTGCCTACGGGTTCCTGCGCGTCGGTCTTACCGATGTGCCGTCGGTGCTCGCGGTGTCCTTCCTTGCAGGCTACTCGGCGATATGGGTCGAGATGCTTGAGGGAATAGTGGACACCATTTATTTGAAGCTTTATGAAAGGATATTTAACGAAAAGGACGACGAGAGTGCCGCAGAGCCCAGCCGTGGTTGTTCCGCAGGCTCCGTGTCCCAACTGTCAGAAAGTGGCAAAAACGAAAAGAAAAAGTAAATAGAACCCGTATGTGATTTCCCAAGCAAAGAGGAAGTGACTGAAAGACAGCACGTTCCGTTCTTTCGGGAAATGGCAATAAAAAAAAGAAAAAGAAAAAGAAAATGAGTCAGGAAGAAATGAGGAACGAGTTCTACGCCCTCTACAACATGATGGCGAACTCGAACAAAGTGGAGTATATGCACACCTTCGGAATGGTGCATAAGGAGATGATGGAGTGGTTCATTCAGAACAAGCCCGAGCTGGCACAGGAGTGGCTCGAGAAACTCGAGAGCATCAAGTGGAAGAACTACCTCACGCCGAAGGAGGCTGAGAAGATAGTAGCAGGCATGATACCGAAGGCTCCGTGGAGCAGAGACCAGTGGAGGCAGGCGATGGAGCAGAGCGGATTCGGGAAGGAGAGCGAGCCGCACTACAACCCGTGCGCCCTGTGGGTGGTGATGGATATGATAATGTCCGACTCCTCCGACACGCTTCGGAAGTACGTGGAGGAAGGCGATATCTTCAAGGCCGTCCACGACTTGGCCGTCGACAAGCTGATGGACGAGGACTCGGTGTTCAGCGTCCGCCAGTATTTCCACGTTTAGGTCATGGACGTGCATGAGCTGATGCGCCGCGAGATGCTCGGGCGTATGTATGACAAGATGTCGGAGGAGGAGAAGCGGATGCTTGTCCTTATGACCTTGGAGGGAAGGAACCACAAGGAGGTGATGGAGGAGCTTTTCAAGCAGAACGAGAAGCTTGCCGAAATCGCCAAGAAAGAGGGCGGATGGGCTACGGATTTCCTCTCCGATGTCGGCGCGAACATACTGACGGACAGCCTGATAGCCATCGGAAGGCTCCTGATGGGGAGAAAGTAGAATAAAGATTGCGGAAATGTTGTTTGTTTCCCTTTTATTTCTTATCTTTGCAGAAAAAAGGGACGCAGATGAGTAAAGCCTTATGTTTTGAGGATGAAGGTCTTGCGCAGCATTTCTTCAAGGAGTGGAAAGACGTGCGCAACCAGATGCAACAAGTCGAGAAGCTGCTGGCGAAGGCTGGCGGTGACTTCGGCGAGCTGTACCGCATGAGGGAAAGCGGCGAGGCAATCCTCTCTTTGACGGAAGCCGTCAGGAGCTTCGACAAGATGGTCGCCGATTTGGGCGTGACGGGCGAGAAGGCGGAGGAGGCAAGGAAGAAGTTCCTCAATGCCCTGTCCGAGCTTGCCGAGGCCGACGAGGCGTCAAGGAAGGAGATGGTGTCGAAACGGATAAAGGAGATACTTCTTTCCCTCATTATGCAATAACTGTGAGAAACATAAAAACCGTTTTAACACAACTTTTCACAAAAATATTTGGTAATTAAATATTTAATCCGTATTTTTGTAAACAAAAAACGCGGATTATGGAAGTTGTAATTACTGGTAACACCTCCCAATTTGAGCAAGCGATGGCCAATGCGAAGATGTCGCTTGAACATCTCGTGGCTTGTGCCGTGCAAGGCGGTGAGGACATTGATGCGGTCATCAAGGCTCTCTCTGGGCAGGGCGTGGACGGAATATCCACAAGGATGCAGGCTGCCATAATCGGCATGGAGCAAGCCCTTAATTCCTTAGGTGCGAGCGGTGACGAGGTAGAAGGTGCGAAGGAGAAGATTGTAAATGCCTTGCAAGCGTATGCTTCATCTTCCGAGGAATCGACCGTCAAGATGGAGGAGATGGGCAAGGTTACCGACGAGGTATTGTCGGGTATGTCCGTAAAATCCGAGGAACTGCAGCAAGGTGCTGGTGCGGCAGGCGAGGCTCTTGCCGAACTGGCTGCGAAGTCTGCCGAGATGAAGGAAGGCTTGGGTGAGCTCGATTTCAAGGATTTTAGTGAGGAGAACGTTGCAAACGTAACGGCGAAGCTGCAGGAGTACAAGGAAGTAACAGAGCAGACCGCAGAGGCCGCCGTCAAGGCTTACGAGGAACAAGGTGAGGTCGTCAAGTCCTTAGAGGAGAAGATGGAGGACTTGAACGAGCAGATGCAAGACCCCGCCAATGGTGAGGACGAAATCCGCGACCTCAAGGAAGAATACGAGAAACTTGATGAGGAGCTGAAAGAGGCGAAGGAGTGTCATGAAGACCTCGCTTTAGCCGTCGATGTTGCAAGGGAAAAGGCCGAGGAGGCGACTGCAGGTTTTGATTCTTGGAAGAAAGCCGTGGACACCGCAGGCAATACCGACTCCTTCTTCAAGAAGGTGGGTGATGGTGTCACAAACCTCACGGACAAGGTCAAGAACTGGGCGACAGGAAACGGAAAGTTCTCAGCTGGCCTTTCGGCCTTCAAGGATAGCCTGAATCAGCTGCCGATACCGCTCGGAAACGCCGCAGACGGAATCATGGGCATGGTCAAGTCCATGCGCGTAATGATAGCTACACCTTTAGGCGCTGTCTTGGCAGCCATTTCCGCAGCATTGGCGGCAGTTACGTCGTGGTTCTCCAAGAGCACCGAGGGTCAGATGGCCTTTGCGAGGATATCGGGTTACCTTGGTAGTATACTCAATTCCCTTACGGATGTTTTCATAAGGCTCGGAGAATATATCTACAAGGCATTCTTCACTGCTGACGGCGCAATGCGCGGCTTTGCGGAAGGTCTTGTCAAGACACTCAAGAGCGCCGTTAAGACTGGCGTTAGTCTTGTGCAAGGTCTTGGTGAGGCATTGAAGGGACTCGGGCAGATATTCACAGGAGAGTTCTCGGCGGGATGGGAAACCATCAAGTCGGGAGCGGCAAAGGTAGCAGACTCTTTCAGTAACGCCGTTGATACCGTAAAGAACGCATGGGACACTTCCATTAAGGGTTTTGCAGGTGTCTTGAAGATGGGTCAGGATGGCCTTAATACTCTCAACTCCACCGATTTGCTTGGTGCATTAAAGAAGATGCACAACACAGCCATCGAGGAGGGAAACCTCGCGTTGGAACGGAAGAAGACCGAGCAGGCCATCAGCGGCGAGAAGGAACACCAAGCCCGCGTCGAGGGTGAGATACTCGAGAAGAGAAAGCAGATAGAACAGCTCTCGGGAAAGGAGAAGCTCAAGGCCATCGCAGAGGCGAAGGACGAGCAGGCGAAGAAGCTCGAGGAAAGGATAAAGCTGCAGGAGAAGCTCGTCGAGATAGCTAAGAAACAGGACTCCTACCATATCAACAGCCTCGCTGACGAGGAGAAGCTGCGGAATCTGAATGTTGAGCTCCTCAACCTCAAGAAACAGCAGAGCGCGGCCACGTTGGCCATGACGAAGCTCGAGCAGAGTACGAAGCGTGCCATGGCGCGTTCCGCCGCATCCGACGCCAAGAAGGCGGCAGCGGAGGAGAAGCAGCAGCAGAAGATGACAGCCGCACAGGCTGCCGCAGAAGAAAAGCTCGCCGAGGTCATCTATACCCAAGAGCTCGACAGGGTCAAGCAGTCGGCCGAGATGGAAGAGAAAATCGCGGAGGCGAGAATAGCCGCGATGAAGGACGGAGCCGAGAAGACGGCGGCACAGCAGGCGCAGCAGAACAAGAAAGAGCTCGACGCCATCGAGAAGCAGAAGGATGCCGCCATTGAGGCCGAGAGGAAGCGTCAGAAGGCCGTATATGATGCCGAGCAGGCAATGGTCAAGGCAGGCGGCGGAACGGCTGGCGTGTGGGACGACTCAATGTTTGACAGGAGCGATGCTGCCGTTGCGGAAATCGTGAAGAAATACGACGAGCTCGCAAGGCTTGTCGCCGAGAAGCAGCAGACCATACAGCAGGATGCGCAGAGCAGCGCGATGCGTGACTACCTGAAGGAATACGGCACATACGAGCAGAAGAAGCTCGCCATTACCGAGGAGTACGAGAAGAAGATAGAGGCAGCGCAGACCGAAGGGGAGAAGCTCTCCCTCGGCAAGAAGATGGAGGAAGCCATCAGCGACCTTAACCTCGACCAGCTGAAGAAGGAAATCGACTGGGAGTACGTCTTCGGTGATTTGGATAACATCCCCATTGATATCTTGGATGATGTCAACGAGAAGCTGCGCAAGTTCAAGGACACCGCAAAGGAACTGAAACCCGACGAGATAAAGGCCGTTGTGGAGGCAATGACGAAGATTGAGACACGTCTTGGCTCTACGGGCAGCATTGCGGCGGCAAGGAACGCTACGCAGGAAAGGAAAACGGCGCAAGAGAACTATGATATGGCATTGGCTTTCTCATACGCGGCAAAAGGTGACCCGCAGAAAGAAGCCATTGCTTATCAGAATCTTATTGCGAAGAGCAAGGAGCTCACGAAGGCCAAGAAGAAGGAAGAGGATGCGTGGGATGCCACCGAGCAGACTGCATTAAACTATGCCAAGGCGCTGAAGGAAGTCGGTGACTTTATCGGCGGCACAATCGGTGACGTCCTTAACCTCGGCGCTTCCGCCATAGAGGCTGGCGTCGGTTTGGCTAATGGTATCCAGATGTTCAAGAACTCGATGGATGCCCTGCAGCGTTCCGTTGCTATTCTTGCCATTATCCAAGCGGCATTGCAGGCCGTAAGGCTTATCGCCGACCTGTTGGGTGACAGTGAAGACCAGACCCTGAAGGCTTATGTGGATGCGATGGACGGGTATATCAACCTCTTGAAGGATGATATAAACGACTTGAACAAGGCCATGGGTGATACGAAGAACACCATGGCGGAAACCATCGAACTCTACAAGGATTATGTGGAGTTGCAGAAGGAAAGCGCAAGCGCTATCAGGTCGCAGTCGCAGGCTTGGCTCAACAGCGGTGCGAGCAAGGGCTTCTTGGGTATGGGCAGTAAGTCCTCCGAGGGCGTGAAAATCGTCAAGGGTATAGAGGAGAATATGAAATCGGGTAATGCCGATGTAAAGGCATATTTTACCGAGGCATATAACACGTTGATGGGATATGCGAGAAAGGCTGGTCAGAGCAGCCTCGGAAGGCTCGATTGGATTTGGAACCTTACGGACGACGAGTTGCGTGAATTGGCGAAGAACACAAAGGTTATGTCGGCTCTCGGAAACGAGCTCGGCGATTCGATACGCAATTATATTGAGGCCATTGACGGTGTAAACGACTCCGAAGGGATGCTCTTTGAAAACCTGCTTTCAGTTGACTTCGATAGCTTCTACAGTGATTTCTCCGACATGATTTCCGATATGGAGGTCGACTCGGAGAACTTTGCCGACAACTTCGGTGAGATGCTTCGTGAGACGCTAATTCGGAACATGGTGGCAGAAAGCTACAAGGAGCAGCTTGAGAATCTTTTCAATCTTGCAGGTCAATATGCAAAAGAGGGTACGTTGGAGGAACATATAGATGAGCTGAAGACACAATACAAGCTGCTCGGCGACAGCGCAAGGGAGCAAATCAAAACCATAAATGAGATTACGGGCTACAAGGAGGACTTGGACGACGAGAACAATAACAAGGAGAATCAGAACTTCCTCAACACCATTCGCAACTCGTTCCAATCCCTCTTGTCTGGCTCGGTGGACGACATCGACGCATGGGCGAAGAATATACGCAAGGCGATAGCCACCTCCATCATGGAAGGTTTGCTGCTGAACGGCGACTACGACACGTGGGCAAAGGGATGGGGTGACGCTTATGCCGAGCTGATGAACGAATACTATACTTCCGTCATTGACGAGGAGGTTTATCATCAGAGGCTCGAAGCCCTCAAGGAGGAGTTCAAGACCAAGACCGAGGAAATCGAGAGTCAGGCGAAGGATATGATGAAGGAGTTTGAGGAGGATATTGCTTCAGACGTCACATTCAAGGCAATGACCGACTCTTGGGTTTCCGCGTTGATGGATATGAACAAGACCGCCACCGATTGGTCGAAGGATATCGGTCGTATCATGGCGCAGAAGATAATCGAGCAGTTCGTTTCCGCCTCGATGATTCAGCCTCTCCTTGACAACCTGCAGAATGCCTTCAACTCGGCGATGGGTATGAAGGACGCCACCATCGAGACCGTCCTCGCCGACCAAGGAATAGCCGATGCCTTGCAACGTATCACGGAAGCCTATCCCGACATCAAGAAGGTGTCTGACAAGGTGATGTCCGCCTTTGGCTTGACTGAAACCGAGACAGGGCAGAGCAAGGTGGAAGAAGCAAAGCACGCACTCTCCAGCCTAAAGGACACACTTGTCGGTGGCATCATGGACATCAACAAGACGGCGGCTGATTTCGGCAAGGACATCGGAAGAACACTTGTCGAGCAGATGGTAAGCCAGATGGTCGAGAACAAGTACGCTTGGAGAATTGAGGGCATTCAGAAGATGTGGGACGGCGTGCTAAACGGAACATCGAAGAATACCATCAATAGTGTCCAGAGGGAGATAACGAGGCTCTACAAGGCAATTGAGAACGAGACAAAGGAACTGACCGAGCAGCTGAAAGAGGTCATAGACACCTCTGACCCGTTTGAGGGGCTGCACTCCAGTTTGCTGTCGTTCCTCATGGATGCCGAGCAGGATATCGACACCTTTATGGCAGACCTCAGCCGCAGCATCAGTTCCCAGCTGATAGACAAGTACGTTCTCGATGGCTTGGACGAGCAGATGGCGCTGTGGTCTAAGCAGATGAAGGTTATCATGGGGTCGGGTGGCTCTCCCGAGCAGATAGCTAAAAAGTCAAAGGAGCTGATGGATGAGATTGCTGCCTACTCCGAGGACAGGAAGGCGGAGGCGCAGCTGTGGCACGAGCTGATGGGAACGGACAACACCGACTACGGCGACCAGCAGGCATCGGTCAACATGGCCGACAAGGCGACCTACGACCAGTTTGAGCTGTTCCTCGGTATGCAAACCGCCATGATGATTGGTCAGGAGCAGGGCAACGCCGTAAGGGTTCAGATACTTGCCACGCTACAGGCCATGGGAGGGATAACCTCTCCGAACAACGCCTTTACCGAGCAGCTGAGGAACGCGATGATGCTCTCCAATGAGTACCTTCTCGACATCAAGAACTCCAACCGAGTGATGCTCGACAGCTTCGGTGTAAAACTCGATTCCATTAACAGTAAACTTTCAAGACTATGAGCGGAGAACTATATATCAAGGGAGCGGGAACGAACAATGCCTTCGTGGATGCCTATACCGCGTTCGGCATGTCATTCGAGGACACGGGAATCAACAGGATTCTCGCGCCAGCACCGAACAAGCAGCCTGTCACGAACAAGAACGTGGTGACTGACGGTGCGGGAATGATTGGCGTCACTGTAGGCCACAAGGACGACAGGACGGTGACCATTCCGATGCACATAGTGGCTCCCGACAAGACAACCTTCGACTCCTACTACGATGCCCTGTGCGACCTCCTTGACGGTGGGTGGGTTGACATCAGGCTTGCGAGGAGGCCGAATGTAACCTATCACTTTGTGTACATCGACTGCCCTCAGTACAACGAGTACGACGGTGAGATGGCACTATTCTCACTACAGCTTTACGAACCAGACCCAACTAACAGAACATGAGTGTTGTAGATACGAATTTCTCAGCTTACGAGTCAGCCGTGCTTGAAGACAATCTCGAGCATAGCGGCGGCATAACAGTGACGTGGAAGTCAGCGAGCGGTACTACCCTGCCCGTTGGCGACTCGGTGTATTACCACGATACGAAGTATTCACTACTCGATGCGTACACACCCGAGAGGAACGATGCGCTGACCTTCAGGTACAGCCCGAAGTATCTGCATCCAATCTGCCGACTGGAGCGTGTTCCGTTCTACATCGAGGTGACCGAGCAGGGCGGCACGAAGATGCAAATGAGCACCATCAACTTCACGGGAAAGGCATCTACGATAGCGGACAAGCTCGCCCAGCACTTCTCCGTGTATGGGGCTACGGACAGAGAGTTCGCCTCTACCTTCGGAACATGGCAAGCCGAGATGACACAGGATGCGAACACCATCATCACGGTCAACCTCGACGGCTGTTCCATCAAGGCGGCAGCATCGAGGATTGCCGATGCCGTAGGTTGCAACGTGTTCTTTGATTGGAACGTTATCAACGGACACCGCACCATCCGCTTCATTGCTGGCTCTACCATTGACGGTGCATCGTACAATTGCTTCCACGTCCTCGGAGGAACGACCAACATGGCGAAGAAGTCCGTGAGCGGCATTATGGTTCCCGTCATTCAAAGACTACAGCTGGCTGATGATGCGAGTAATAATGTTCACAACTCAATCATTGACCTCTCGAACGGTGCTATCAAGCTGACCACCGACATCATCCTTGACGATATCTACCCGAAGATGGAACTTGTGATATCTAAGGCGAGGGAGAGGGTGTGCTACGTTACTAACGAAGAGGGTGAGAAAGTTAAGGATGAGAACGGTAACAATAGGTTTTATTCCAAGTGGTATATAGAGTTGAAATACACAGACGACACGCCGTTCAGCATAAGCGATGTAGTTCCTATTGCCGACAAGCCGCTCTCCATCCTCTTCCAGCCCAACCTCGATAATATGGATAACTCATCCGTCCTCGCAGGGCATCAGTTCGAGGTGGTACACTACGGGGCGAGTAAGGATGAGTGGGGAATCGACGATGTTTTGCCAGAGTCGAGCAAGTGGCGGGCTAAGAACGGGGAGTTCCGCATCATCTTCAAGGCTGAGGGCTCTCAGATTCTCCCATCGACCTCAGGTGAGGGCATGTGTCCTGCCGAGGGCGACAAGGTTACGCTCGTGAACGTTTCCCTCTCAGACCACTACAAGGAGATAGCACAGGAGAAGCTATACCAAGCGGCCAGCGGTATCATACAGATGATGATGGCAGACAGCGGAAGCTACCGCCAGACGGTCTTGAACGGCACGGGACTTGACGTGAACAAGTCGTACTCCTTTGACGGCCACAGCGGCATCATCACGGACTTGAATATGAACCTACATACGAAGGTGGCTGATGTGACCGTGGGAACATGGAAGAGCCGCAAGACACTCTCGGGTGGTGTGAGGGACAAGATAGACTCCATCAACGTGACCACAACGGGCGGTAACCAAGGCGAGAGGGGAATGTCCAAGACGCAGTTCGATGCGCTGAACATGGCGCAGCCGAAGGGTGTTGTCGTGGCCATGAAGAACGAGATAGACCTGCTCGGAACGGACATAGACGCCATCCGTGACCAAGAGGACAAGAAGTTCGAGATATGGTTCGGCATGGGTGTTCCGACCAACAGCACATATCCTGCATCAAGCTGGACTACGGACGAGGAAAAGGCTCAACACGTTCAGGATATCTACTACGATACCGACCGTTCTCCCGCCTCGCAGGGAGGAAGGGCATACCGCTATCTGAAGAACGAAAGCAACGTGTACGGGTGGCAGAAGATTACCGACCTCGATACGGAGGCGTCATTGGAGAAGATTGCCGATGTTGCTTCCGACGGTGTTATCTGCGGCGGTGCGGAGAAGCAGAGGGTGTACATCGACTGGCACAACTGCCAGAAGGAATACGTGGAGTATTCGGCTCTCACTCAGAACTACGGCATTGATACCGAGCGCACGGCATACATGAACGCCTACAAGGCATTGTGGGAACTGCTGAACGGAGGCTCTGCGCCTGATGCTTCGCAGTCGCAGACATACATCTCCACACCTGCTTGGATTGCAAGTGATGCGTTGGGCTCGGACACCTACCTCGCTGAGGACTACAGCGGAACCATCCCGTCAGGGTGGACGGTTCAGCAGGTGTACAGGCAGAAGTGGAACGACTACTACGAAACGCTCGCTGCCCTTCTCGCGGCATCCGATGCGAAGGGACAGGAACTTACCCAAGTGGCGAAGGAGACGGCCGAGTCAAAGCTGGATATGAATATCAGATACGACCTCCCGTCAGTTCCGTACAAGATAGGCGACCTGTGGTGGAAACTCGATACGAATGTTGTAGGAAACAACGAAGGTACGCTGTACATGTGCATAAGGAACTCGGGCGAGACGGCATCCATGGATGACTGGATAAAGGTCAACAGGGATTACCTCGACGGCTCGGTGGATTTCCTCAGCACGCTCGCTGAACTGCTCGAGAAGAACATCAGCGCCAAGTACACGAACAACAAGCACTCAGTGGCCGTTTCGTGGGGTACGGAACCCGAGAACCCTGCCGTGGGTGATGTGTGGTACGACAGCACTAACGATGCGATAAAGGAGTACAATGGTTCGGCTTGGGCTGCCGTTGACCCGTATGAAGTGGATGTTCCGAACACGAAGCAGGTGTTCAATGCCCTCATGGCTTCCGACAGCCAGCAAGACCGCTCGGTTACCTTCTTTGAAGACCCGCAGTATGCCTCGGGTGCGCAGACATTCGATGTCTGCTTCAAGAGGGCGACCTTCCATGACAACTTCACTAACTCCGATGTGGAGGGAGGATTTGGTGTTTGGGTGAATAGGGAAGGTGCATGGCAGCGTGCGAAAGACAACGTATCGGGATTGATGGAAAACTATGGCGACCACATCATCGCGTCGGTATTTGGAAATCAAGTAGACCCGACCGACCCGCAGGGAGAGATAGGGCTTCCGAGTTATGCAGCTGGCTTTACAACTTCGATGAATTTTGCGGAAGTATTTGCTCAGAAGGCTGTCGTTGACCCAGTGACGGGAGAGAGCGAGCTGAAGGCAAAGGCGGGAATTGCAGTGCACATCGAGAGTGAGACAGACCCGAGTACAGGGGAGCCTGTTGATAAGGGATATGTGGATATAGAGGGTACATTCCGAAGCGCGGACAATGAAGTCGTCATTGAGCAGCATGCAAACCCAGAACACCAACAGGGTGACTCAACGAAGGAAACGGCTACAATGATAAATATCTGCAAGAGTGAAAACAGCGACGAAGGATTGTCTATCGGTGTGGCTGAAAAGGAATACAGTTATATGGGTACCACCTTCACTGTAGCAGACCCATTTGTCTATTTGTGCAATACGTTAAGCAGAAAACTAAAGCTAAAGTCCGACAGCATAATAGTAGGGGAATATGACAGTAATCTCGATGAAGACAAGATAAGCATATTCATCGGTAACGACTCCTTACATAATGGTGTATATGCTGAAGGCAAATTTGGAATTTTGGAATACGACCAGAATTACATACTTCAATATCATGATGGTGCTGGTTCATTGGCATCTCCAGTGACCTTCACAACCGCAGACGGAAAGACCGTCACGGTGATAGGTGGAATCATAACTGATATATCATGAGCGACATAGGACTGAAGATATTATCCCGCGATGCGGTGATTGACGGACAGGGAAAGCTGACAATCAGCATGCCGACAAGCACCAAGGAGATGCTCGGAAACAACGAGTTGCTGAACATTCTCAACACGCTCAAGAGGTCAAGGCATCTCGACCCTTCCGCACAGGTGGGCTTCGAGTACACCTTCGACTTCGCCTTCGAGGGAGTGGGAAGGTTCCCCTACGGATTTGATTTTAACTTTATGGCATAGAAGATATGGCACTATCAAAGATTACATACCCAGCGAAGAACATCGGTGACCTCTGGCGAGCCAACGAGGCCAACGAGATAAAGCAGGTCGTCAACGACCTTGTGGACGCTGTGGAGGACATAAGCGTGATACCGCAGGTGTTCCTCACGCAGCAGGCATACGATGCACTGGTCAGCGCGGGAACGGTTGACCCGAACACGATATATAACATCTACGAAGAATGAGTCAGTTTAAGAACGGACACGAGACGGTGGCGAAGTACCATGGTACGAGGGCGCTCGCAGCGGTTTACAAGGGCTTACAGCTCATTTGGATGGGTGTACGCTCATGCTTCGGTAGCGGTATATGGGTACAGGCAAAGCCGTGGCTCGGTACGGAGAAATGGAAGAACAATAAATAACGAAAGATATGGCAGAAATTCAGAACTTAGCGGAAGCGTGGCAGGGTCATACGGGCTCTGAGGTCGAGGCTTTTATCAAGGCGCAGTTTAGGGAAGTGGCAGGGAAAGACGTGGTAGGCTATTTCACGGTTGTCACAGGCTTGGATATGCAGAACGTTATGGCAGGTTTCAAGTCACAAGCTGACTACCTTGAATGGTATTCCCTCAGTGATGACGACAAGTGGGGTGAGGCAGGATTGGCATATCTTGTTACCTATGCGACGCTACCAAGTGCCGAAGGTGCGGATGCCTATGCTGTTTCCTTGTCGTTGGAAGCCGTCCCCGATGAGATACAGCCGACTAACGATGTGACGGTAAACATCAAGGGTACGTCGCAGGTTATCCATGCTGGCGGTCAAGGAACTGAGGACATTTCCGAAACGCTCATCGTTCAGATTCAGACACGAACAAGCACATCGGTTTCATGGCAGACCAGAGGTGAGGTCACGATAACGGCAAACTCATCATCCTATACTCCAGTCAGTCTGAAGCCGTATCTTTATGCTGGAACAAACTATGTTCGCTTGCATGCCGTAGGTGAGTATGCAACGAGTATTTGGCGCTCGTTCTCGCTGAACGTGGTCAATATGACGTTATCCCTTGCCACACCTTTCCAAATGCCGTTCTCGGGCGAAGAACTGACATTACGTTACCTTGTCGGAGGTGCGGTAAGCAAGAGCATACGCTTTGAGTTCGGAACGGGTACAGGTCTTGATTTCGAGGCTGATTTCTCATATAGGAGTGGTGACCAGACGATCGCTGCTGCATGTAATCGGAACATTGGTGACAGCGTTGACACATCAACGGGTATGACGTTCACGTTCAATAATCCGACGATGTTGGCCAGTATTTTCTCCGATGGTGTTCACACGGTTCGTGCGCAGCTATACGCTTCGGAAACGGTTCACTCGGATTGGGTGGAAAGTCAGTACATCGTGAACAACAACCAAGGAACGACACCGTTTGTTGCTATCAACAACTACGTCCGCAGACATGAGAATTGGACGGAAGTAAAGTTGTTCGATTGGGCTGTCTATACGGGTGGTCGTGATATTCTTGAAGTCCATTTCCAACTGAAGGATGAACTTGGTACGACCACCTATCTCGAATGGACGTTCAATGCACAAAACGAGACCGTTTACCCGTTCACTACCCAGATAGGTATTGAGATAGCCAATGATGCAATCACAGCGTTCGGTGCGGTTATGCACATCAAGGATAGCAATGGTAATGCGCTTGCTGACCCAGTTGAGTTTACGTTCGGAAATAGTGCCGAGAACCAACCGAAAGCAGGTGCTGACTTCATTCTCAATCCATCGGGTAGAAACAATGCCGAAGAACACCCCGACAGGATTATCAATGCCAAGAACAGTGCTGTCATATCATCCGAGTTCACTAACTTCGGTTTTGTGACCGATGGTTGGATGGAGGTAAACAAGGATGTTAATTCTACGGCACTTGATGCTGAGAAAATCCGTGCCTTGCACGTTCCTGCCAACCGAATGCTGAAAATCAATTACAATCCGTTCTCGGATTTTGTAAGCATCGGCTCGCACGCTAACAAGTATGCGACCTTTGAACTGGATTTCCGTACAAGTAACATCGTTGACCCGAACGAACCTGTACTGAGGATAGCGGCAGGCAACAGCGATGCTATCGGATTCACCTTACTGCCTACGGAAGCGTATCTGCTTACATCGGCAAGGGCAGCCGTGGACGACCAGAACGTAAGCTGGGCGGAAGACCGTCGTACACGCTTGACGGTACACGTTCAGTACAACATCACGGGTGCGCAGTCGGGAACAACGCTCAACCTCATCCGTATTTTCCTTGATGGTATCATCGAGCGAGAGTTCTTCTACAGCGTGGAGGACAGGCTTACGGAGAATAATGCCGCCATTTGGATAGGAAGCACCTCTGCCGACATCGACATCTTTAGTATGCGATGCTATAAGGACGCCAACAATCCGCTTTCCGTGAAGGACGTGATGCAGAACTACAAGGCATCACTTGGTACGGCTGCTGAGAAGGTAGCTTTCAATATGGCCAATTCCATTCTCGATGACCAAGGGCGCATCAGCTGGAGTAACTGTATGGGAAAGTACAACATCATCGGCCATACGGGACATCTCCCGAAATACGGTGACCAGAACAAGGGAAAGACAACGGGTGTTTCTATTGACATTCACATCGTTGGTGATGATGCACATAGCGGAACGCTTACCAACCTTGAAGCAAGCGGTCAGGGTACGACTGCCATGACGTACTACGACTGGAACCAGCAGTACAAGATTACTGATAATAGTGTGTTTACGCCTGTTGTCGGAACACCCACCGAGGCAGGTACGGGATATGCTATAGAAGAAGGGGAGGCTCTCGCAAAGAAACTTGTCGGAAAGATTAACTTCGCATCATCCATGCAATCCCACAAGCTCGGTCTGACTTGGATTTTCAACGACCTGTACAAGCATCTTGTAGGCCGTGGAATCATAAGCGAACCTTCGCAGATAGAGGAATATCCAGAGGCACGTATTGCCGTTTACGAGAAACCTTTCCTTTTCTTCCACCGCGAAGATGAGGGGCAGCCGTGGACGTTCAAGTACCTCATGACTTTTGGTGCAGGAAAGGGCGATAAGCCGACATTTGGTTTCAACAAGAACACAACGGGTGACATGCTGATGGTCGAGGGTGCGAACAACGACCGCCCATTGGCCTTGTTCCAGATGCCGTGGAACGATGATGTGACATACGACCCCGATGAAGAGGCGTGGATGTACAAGGGAGAAAAGCAGCTTAACTTCGGTTTCGGAAAGACATCGAAGGATGCGAACAACAAGGAATGGCCATCATCAACCAGTGCATTGGCTGCGCAGAAGAACTTCTTCAATTTCGTGTACTTGCATTATTCGAGATTGAACGTGTTCGTTGGAAACTTGGAGGGGCTTCGTGCAAGCACTACTGTTGACAAGACAAAGCTGTATTGGGTAACGGTGGCGCAGGCATCTTTGAATAGCAGCCAGTTCGACCTTTACCGTTACGACAACATCACGAACGCTTGGGTGGATGCTGGTGTTGAGAAACTCGGAACAGGTACATACGAGAAACTGAATCTTCTCACGCAATACAATGCTTTCTGCCAAGACCTCGGAATAACACCAGAAACGTTCGATACGGAGTCACGCTTTGCCACAACGAATGAAACGCTTCAGAACACCCGTCGTGCGCACTTCAGACAAAATGCAAGCAACTATGTACATGTGGATGATGCTTTGTATCATTCGTGCTTTGTCAAGTTCTACGCAGGAACGGATAACCGAGCAAAGAATACCTACTACTACACCGACCCCGTTGACTTGAAGATTCGTTTTGAAGCGGATGACCTTGATACGATGATTAAGACAAACAACGTAGGTCAGAACCGTAAGCCGTACTACGTGGAGGAACACGACCAGAACCAAGCGGGCGAGTTCTATTGGCAGGGTGAGGCATCGGGGTTCTACAACCTTTTGGAAGAGGCGTTTGATGCTGAGATGACTACGATGATGTTCAATATGATGACCAGCATGGCGCAGATGGGTACATCGGTAATCGGCTTCCATGAAAAGTACCTGCTCTATACACAGGATTACTTCCCCGCCATTGCCTACAATGAGCAAGCAAGACTTGTGTATGAGGTTGCTGCTGTTGCACAAGCGAATGGTGACTATGTGAACGGTACGGTACAGGCCATTACGCAGTCCGTAGGCTCTCAGCGTTGGTCGGAATACCAATGGCTTGTTGACCGCATTATGTACATATCGTCTTGGTGCGAGTTCGGAGAGTTCGCGGGCGGTTCTTCGACATCGGGTGCGCTGAGTTGGACGGGAACGAGTGCAACGTACAACTTTACGCTGACACCTGCAAAGTGGCTCTATCCTCGTATCGGTTCGGATTCAAGCAACCACTCGCCCACGGCCAACGGACAAAGGGCGCGTGTTCCTGCTGGCACGCCGTTCGCATACCACACCATTACGCAGCAGTCGGATGCACGTGTATTCATCCGAGGAATCAACTATTACCTCGACATCGGTGACTTCAATATTGCCGTTTCCTCCGACCAGACGACATTCGAGTTCAGTGGCCGCAAGCTACAGCGCATCACCGTCAACCCGACGGGGGAAGACCCGAATCTGCTTACTACGTTGTCAATAGCCGTGACGGGTGCTATCAACATCAAGGAATTTGTAGTCCGTGGTGTCACAACCCTGCGTGGTGCTGTTGATTTGACGAGATGTACCCGTTTGGAAAAAATAGACCTGCGAGGATGTAGGAATACACAGGGACAGGGTGTGACGGAACTGAGGTCTTCAGACAACTCGGCTTTGAAGTATCTCTATTTGCCTTCCTCAATCAACACCCTTGCTCTTGTATCACCTGCAAACCTTTCGGAATTTACAATAGAAAGCCCCATAAGTCTTACTTCGTTGAGCATTAGCGGAGAATCTGGCGGTTGGGGATATTGGCTGCTTAACAAGTGTTACGAGGACAATGCCCCGTTGACAACCCTTGTGTTGGCTGGCGAACGGTGGACAAGTCCGAACCTTGCAGTAGTAAGATACGTGACATCTATTCAAAACAAGAATATAAGGCTTGTGATTGATTTCACAACGTCTTATATGACATTTGCATTGAAACTTGAATTGTTGAACGCATTCGGAAACATTGATGACCCGAATAACGATGTTTATGCTGATTATGAAAGAATCGAGATAGAAAGCGTGTCGTTGTCGGGTTCAACTTATATGCCGTATCGTGCTAATATGCGACCGTATCAAGTAGAGGTTGCCCCATACCCGTCGCGCGGTAACAATTTCAAGTCTATTGTTTGGTCTATTACGAACACGACAAATGCAAGTATATCACAAACGGGTGCTGTAACCGTAATACAAGGAAGTGATGAAATAGAAGGTGCATTTGGTGATGTGACATGTACCGTCACGTTAAGTGATGACACGGTTCTACCCGTGGCAACCAAGCGTGTGTATTTCTACCAAAGACCCGTGAGTGTAGGTGACTATGTGTTTAGTGATGGCAGTACCGCACCAGAACGTGATGGTGGTAGTGGTTTGACACCAATAGGAAGGTGTTTTTACATAAATCCGTCCGACCCAACCGATAGGCGAATGTTTAGTCTTGGTGCTATTACTGGTGCTGCTATATGGGGTATGTTTGCGACAGCAGGTTACGATGTGGGAAGTGTTCACTATTCATCATTAATTCCCGAAGTAGGACAAACGCAAAATTTGAACATAAATTCAATTACAAACGGCAAACCAACTGGATATTATTATACGGATAGAATAATACGTTATAGGAATCTTATATTAACAAATGAAGCGTTGAATTATCCAATACCAGAGGTTCAAGCCGAAAATGGAAATGGAACTGTGTGGGACTATTTGATAGATGATTTAACTATGGCAAACGGTCAAGGTAAAATTCATTTCTATTTCCCTGCTGCATCGTATTGTTATGCTTATGAACCAAGTGTACGTGCAGGAGAAGTATTGGATGACAAGTTTAAGGCAGGGAATTGGTATCTACCAATTTGGTCAGAATTGGTTGCTTTAGAATCAGTAACACCAAATAATGCAAAAACATGGTCAAGCGTGCAACATGATTATAACACATGTTGGTGTAGGAATACGGGTAACAATAGTAACTCGGCATATCAAAATAAAAATATTGATGCTACCGTTATTGCTTGTTGTGTATTTTAATGATTTATAGTTATGAGAATAGAAAACGATAGAACAAGACCATTGCCCGTATATAGATATACGATGCGATTTCAACCTTTTTTTGTAATATGTTACAATGTGGTTGAACATGAAGATTTGTTTGATTATAACGTAACGGAACTACCTCCCGAAGTCTGGTCATACGGTGAATTAGTCAGCGCAATGCTGAAAGACCGCTACGGCAATGACGGCATAGAGGCAAAGACGAACAACTACCTCGCCAACCAAGCCGACATGGAGGCAGTACACGAGTACACGGAACTGCAAAGGTATCGAGGCCAGTGCAAGGTATGGGCGAGGGAGATGCTGCGATACAGCGTTGACAACAACCTTGCCATGCCAGACTTCGTGGAAACGTTCGATGCGGTGGAGAACATCCGTTCAATGGTCTTGCAGAAGATTCAGAACTACAATATGTCGGACAATGTGGATGGGTTCATTCTCGGCGGTCAACAGGTATGGCTCACGAAGCCCCAAAGGGAATCGTTGCTTACCTCGCTGAATATGTTCGTCAAGGCTGGTGTTGATACGTTCCCGTTCGTCTTGGGCGGCAGGGCAATGGAGATGCCGTGTGCGCAGATGGAAGCGATGTTGGCTGCGGTGGAGGTGTACGCCACTCAATGTATGATGGTTACGGCTGGTCATACGGCTGCTGTGTCAGCCTTGGAAAATGAGGAGGAAATGCTCGCCTACGACTACACGGCAGGCTACCCCGAGATGCTGGAATTTGATGTTTAACTTAAAATAGAAAGATTATGAAACAGTTTTTTTGTAAGAGTTGGATTGTCAACGCTATTGTAGCCGTTGTTGCGGCCTTGTTGGGAATCATGCAGGAGGTATGGTTGGGTACTCCACTTTATTTCCTCAATGCGTTTGCCGTTGGTGCAACCTATGGTATCTCACTTTCCTTGTGTGTAGAGTTGGCTCGTGGTGTGTTCTGCGAGGTTGACTACAAGGAAGAGTGGAAGGGTATGTTGAAGAACGTGTGCTATGGCGGTATCTTCGGTATCATCATCGCACTCGCAACTGCTTTGAGCGTATGCTGAACAAGGTAAAGGAATGGCTGTGCGGCTTTGAGGGCGACAAGTACGTTCATGTGATGGCGTGCTGGCTTATCGCGTTCATCGTGGCGAGGATTGTATCTCCCTTCCTCGGTAGGTGGATAGGCGCAGCCACAGGAGCCGTAGCGGCCATTGTGTTCGGTGTACTGAAGGAATACGTCAAAGACGATCATGTGGATAAGCAGGACATCAAGGCTGATGCCGTAGGTGCGGTTCTTGGTGTATTGCAAAGTTTAATCTGAAAATAGAAAGGAAAAGGAAATGCACTTAATGTCAGTTATTCAACATCTTTTTGCCAAGTTGGAGGTAATATCTCATACGATACAAGGATGGCTCGCAGCACTCGGTATCATCCTGCTCGACTACATTGCAGGTTATGAGTTCGCCATTGGACTCGTTGTCGGAGTGACCATCATGGATGCGGCATGGGGTATAGCGGTAAGTATCAAACGTGGAAAGTTCGCTCTCTCCGAGCTTGCGAGGCTGACGGTCGCCAAGTTCGCGGTGTACGGTTGTGCGCTGCTCACGTTCATCGGAATCGACAAACTCGTCACGTTGACTATCGCCACTCCTACAATCGCAGCGGCGATAACACTTGTGGAGATGTGGTCTGCATGTGGAAGTATGCTCATCATACACCCTAAGATGCCTTTCCTGCGTCTATTGAAGAAAGCCCTCACAGGAGAGATAGCGGCCAAATTAGGTATCGCACCCGAAGAGGTCGAGGAAACATTGAATGAAATAAACAAAAGAAAGAAGTCATGAAAGTGTCAAAGAGCGACCTGCTGAAGCTGTGTCCTTCCTACCCCTCGGACAGGCTTGATGCTGACCTGCTGGTGCTGAACGCTTGGTCTGAGCAGTTCGGTATCACCACCCCTTTGAGGATGGCGCATTTCCTTGCCCAGCTTGCCCTCGAGAGCAACCAGTTCAGGTCTTTGGAGGAGAACCTCAACTACTCGGCTGACAGGCTCTTGGTGGTGTTCAAGAAATACTTCCCCACACGGGCATTGGCATTGGAGTACGCGCACAAGCCCGAGAAAATCGGCTCGAGGGTGTATGCGAACCGCATGGGGAACGGCAGCGAGGCCACGAAGGACGGATGGAAGTTCAGGGGACGTGGGTATATCCAGCTCACGGGAAGGAACAACTACAAGGCATACGAGACAAGCGGCTATTGCAACGGGAAGCTCACCGACCACCCCGAGTGGCTCGTGAACAGCCCTGGCCGCATGAAGAGCGCGATGTGGTTCTGGAAGAAGAACGGATGCAACGAGCTTGCCGATAAAGACGATATCCGTTCCATTACCTTGAAGATAAACAACGGGCTGAACTGCTACGCTGACCGCCAGTATTATTTGCGTAGGATTAAGAGGATATTTTTCATTAAATAGGAAACGGTATGAAGAAACATTTGGACGGATTGTTTGCCTTGATAGCCTTCTTGGTGTTCATGGCGGTTGTTATTCTCCTCACATCGTGCGACAGGGGATTGAGGAAGGAGATAGAGAGCCTGCGTGAGGAGCTTGCCAAGCAGCAGCAGTACGTTCCGCTCGACAGGGACACCATCCGCGACAGCGTAGAGGTAATCACGCAGAAGGTCAGAGAGGTGGAGAAGATAAAGGAAGTCCTCTCAAAGGAGGACAGGCAGCTCATCAAGGACTTGGGTATGAAGGTGTCCGAACTGGAGTCCTTGCAGAAGACGGGAATGGAGACACGCGACACGGTAATCCTCGTTGAGAAGGATTCGACGGAGAACTCACCGCTGGTCTATCATGATGCGTGGACGGACATCGAGTACCTCGACAGGAAGCTGACGTATGCCATGCGCGACTCTTTGGCCATAGCACTGAAGCGGGAGTACAAGCATCGCTTCTTGTTTATCAAATGGGGGACGAAAGGGTATGACGTGAAGGTCGTGAACTTCAATCCCCATTCGAGCGTGAAATATAACACCTTCGTGAGGAAGGCTCGCAAATAGCTTTATGCTTTCTTTATATGTTGTGTAATTTTGTGTTTATTCCATCGGCAAGCGTGCCGAGCTTGTTAGTTATTAAGTAATTATTAAGTAATTGTTAGGCATTTAGTAAGTAGTTAGTTTTTTCATGATTTGTTCAAAGTTGATAGATGAATTGGATTCGTTTTTTTTCGTTCCGTGAGGAACGACTGAATCAGGTTTTCATAGGTTAGTAGTTTGATAGTTTTTACCGTCCGTCCGTGAGGATAGGCGGTTTTTTTTGAACGGAACGTGTGACAATATAATAATGTACGCGCAAGAAATGTTAAAACGGTTTTAACGTTTTGGCGGAACAATAACGGAACAGGAGTCATTAGCGGAACAAAAGAAAAACCGCTGGAAGTGCCTTTGTTTATCGGCTTCCCCAGCGATTCGTACTTGAAGAACAAAGTTGGGGTACTCGGACTCACGGGTATTTGCCCCGAATTTTAGCGTTCTTTGCCTTTCCTTTGTTTTACGGGCATTGTGTGACTTTTCCCGATGCAAAGGTACAAATAAAAAACAAAGAAAAAGAAAGAAAATTAAAATTTTAGCGGAACAAAAACGGAACAGCGTTTTTTTGTGTATTTTTGCGCCATCAATCTTTTTCTTATGGCAAATCTACGGTTCATTATCAGGAACATGTCCGCACAGGACGTGCAGCCTATCTATGCGACGGCACGCTTCGGCCGCAATGCGAAGCTTATGTATGCACTTCCTTTGAGGTGCGCCCCTGCTTTTTGGGACGTGCCGAGGGGAAGGGTAAAGGCAACGATGTACTGTCCTTACCGCGACGAGGTCAACGAGGCGCTGGATGCCCTTGACGACAAGGTGCGCAAGTTTCACTCCGATGTCGTCCGTGATGGCGGTGAGCTCACGAAGGAAGCCCTCGTCCATCTCCTCGACGTCCACTTCGGGAAGGTAAAGGAGAAGGCGGTCACCTTCCATGAGTTCTTCGACGAGTTCATAGCGGCGTGCAAGACGCGCACGAACCGCCAGCGCGGCGGCGAGGTCATAACGTACAACACGAGGCGGGAATATGCTCGGACGCTGATTTACATCGGCCAGTACGAGGCGGCGAACGGCGTGTACCTCGGCTTTGATGACATAGACCAAGACTTTCTCTCGTCCTTCGTGGCGTTCATGCAGTCATTGAACAAGGCGACGAACACCATCGCGCACAAGGTCATCTGCATCAAGGCTGTGATGCGTGCGGCCGTGGAAAGGGGTCTGACGGACAACGAGCGGTGGCGCTTCTTCAGGAACTCGACGGAGCAGACGGAGGCCGTCGCCCTCAATGAGGAAGAGCTTGCTTTGATTCACGACCATGACTTCTCCGACGACCCGAGGCTGGAGAGGGTGCGCGACCTGTTCCTTGTCGGCTGCTGGACGGGGCTTCGCTTTTCCGACGTGACGAGGATAAAGCGGGAGAACATCCACGACGGCTTCATTGACATCACGCAGTCCAAGACCTACGGAAGGGTTGTCATTCCCCTGCATCCTGTCTTCAAGGAGATGTGGGAGAAGTACGGCGGTGAGCTGCCGACGGACATTTCCAATCAGAAGTTCAACGACTACATCAAGGATGTGTGCAAGGAGGTCGGATTGAAGGAGGGCGTACTGAAGTCCATCACGCGGGGCGGAAGGCGGCGGACGACGCGCTACGAGAAGTGGCAGCTTGTCAGCTCGCACACGGCGAGGCGTTCCTTTGCCACGAACCTGTACCGCTCGGGCTTCCCGTCGATATCCATCATGCAGATAACGGGACACAAGACCGAGACGGCCTTTCTGAGGTACATAAAGGTCAGCAAGATTGAGCACGCGAAGATGCTCGCCGAGCATTGGGGAAAGAAGATAGGGGGCTGACCATGGCACGTTTCGTAAGGATGAAGCCGAAGGCTCGGCACTTGATTTGGAAGCTTGACAGGAGGCGTTTCGTCACGCTCTGCGACGACGGGAACGTTATCCTTGACGGCCGCGTCATGACGCTCCGTGAGGCGACGTTCCTCCTCTTGAAGGAAAGTGGTCTGCCGTCGTCCGTTTTTTGGGAGAAAGAAAGTATTTTATAACCAAATATTTTTGCATATTTTGATTAAAAAATGCGCTTAATGCTTTGTAGGAAAGCATTTTATTGTTATTTTTGCGCCATGGATAATATTGCAACTGGCGTTTTTGTTCAAGGAGCCACGCTCGAGGAAATAGAGAGGATGGTCTGCAGGGCTGTCGACCGTCGGATGGCTGCTTTCGTCGCTTCCCTGCGGCAGGAGCCTCCCGTTCTCGTCAGGAGGAAGGACGCTGCAGCAATGCTCGGCATATCCCTTCCAACGCTTGACGCTTACGGTCGTGTCGGCATCCTCCATCCGAAGCATATCGGCGGCCGCGTCTTCTATTCCGAGGACGAGCTATCTGCCGTAAAGAGCGGGCGACCCCTCCGTGAACATCTCCCCGTTCCCAAGCAGTAGCCATTCGCACGATACGCCGTAGTCTTGTGCGAGGAAGGCGAGGTACTCCGTTTTCACGGCGAACCGCTGGCGGTTGTTCTTGAGGGTGTTCATGTTCCCGTAGTTGATGTTGTGCCGACGCGTGAACGTCTGCAGGCCGCGTATGACCTTTCTTTTCGACAGTTCCTCGATGGCGTAGAAGAACCTGTCCGCGATGGCTATTTCCGTATCTCCGATGTTCCTGCTCATAGCTTCTCAGATATTTTCTCCAACAATGTGATTAACCTGTCCGTCTGCTCGTTCTGCTTCTCGGCCAGCCTCATGAGCGCTTCCGACTGTTTCTTGATTAAGTCCAAGGAAGCGAGGTCGTAGGCGTAGACCCTGTTGTCTTGGTTTCCGTCGCCCTCGTTGGTGTTGTTTGACGCCCCGATGGAAACTGGGTCGGGAAGCATGAATGAATCGACGTCCTCCCTTCCGTACTTATTGTACAATGCGTTCAGCTGCGGGTAGGAAAGCTCCAAGTACCCCCTTATCTCCGCCCTCGAGATGTTGGACTGGTTAATGTTCAGCAGCTCGGCCATATCGGACTGGAACAAGGAGTGTGATTGCCTAAAATCCTTTAAATTAAACCTCATAAAAGTAATTATTTATTAAATAGTTAAAAATATATTTGATTACCCTTGCATATTTCGCATATTTTTTATATCTTTGCGCAAAGGTATTTAATATCAGTGCAAAAGTAGTTAAAAATATTGTTTTACCAAATCGAGATGACGAAAAAAGTAGAAAAAATGACCCTAAAGGATTACTTTAAGGGTCTTCCTTTGCGAAAAAGTCCCCGAAAGGACTTCATTCGGGAGGTTTCCGCTCGTTGTGGCGTATCCGAGCAGACGGTGCGCAACTGGTGCATATATGGCATGCGCCCGCAGGACTTCCGCCACGTTAAGGTATTGTCAGAAATCACAGGTATCAATGAGGAATGTCTATGGGATTGAGCGAGTTCTTTGTGAACGGTGACGAGGTGTGGTATCAGTCCGAGAACGGCCTGCAGCCGCTCGTGGAAGGTTCCCCGATGGTTCAGATGATGCTTGAGCGCATCAAGGAGCTGTACCCGAAGGCGTACAGGGAACTGTGCCAGTGCTACGAGAAATCGAAACCGAACGTGCCGTACTTCAACTTCCTCGTCGTCCGCCGTTTCTGCAAGTGCAACTTCGGCAACCTCGACCATACGAAGAGGGATATCTCGGGTGCGGTGTTCAACTTCGAGCGCGTTCCCTGCCCTCTGATGGGCGAGTGTCCGCACGAGGGCATCATCTGCATGCCGAAGATGGAGTCGAGCCTTAGCGACGCCGAGAGGCGCGTGATGAAGCTCGTCTGCGAGGGAAGGAGCAACTCGGAGATTGCCGACGAGCTCTACCTTTCCCCGAACACCGTGAAGCGCCACATCTCGACGTCGTACATCAAGACGAAGACCCGCAGCCGAGCGGAGTTCGTCAAATATGCCAAGGATAATTCTATTTTCCAATAACATATTGTTAAATCCTTTAAATTTTATTTTTATGAGTAATTCATTATTCCGCAGCCCGAGTGAGCTGCAAGTGAGCCACACCATCAAGGCTCTTATCTACGGGGAGCCAGGAAAGGGTAAGTCAACTCTCGCCCTTAGCGCCCCCACCCCGCTGTTGCTTGACTTCGACGGCGGCGTACAGCGTGTGAACGGAGCGTTCCAATGCCCCACCCTGCAGGTGGAGAGCTGGGAGCAGGTCAACGAGGCATTGAAGGAGATTGAGAGCGGCAGCATTCCGTGCAAGACCATCGTCATAGACACGGCGGGCAAGATGCTCGACTACATGGGCGTGGCCATCATCAAGGACAACTCCCGCTACGGGAAGGCCGACGGTTCGCTGACCCTGCAGGGCTACGGCGTGCGCAAGACGATGTTCATCAACTTCCTCAAGCGCGTGTCGCTGATGGGTAAGCACGTCGTGTTCGTAGCGCACATGCGTGAGGACAAGGACGGTGACACCCGCATCATCCGACCCGAAATCGGCGGTTCTTCCGCAGGTGACCTCATCAAGGAGCTCGACCTTGTCGGCTTCATGAGCGCCATCGGCAAGGACAGGACGGTCTTTTGGAGCGGTGACGAGCGTTTCTACGCGAAGAACACCTGCAACCTTCCTGCTGCTCACAAGGTAATGAACATCGTGGATGACAACGGCAACGTGACGGGTGAGAACAACTTTCTCACGCTCGTGTTTGCGCAGTACGAGGCCAACCTCCGAGAGACGGCCAAGACCCGTGCGAAGTACGACAAGCTGCTCGATTCCTTCTCCAAGGGCATAGCTGCCGTTACCGATGCGGCGAGTGCCACCGACGTGTACGGGAAGATTGAGTCCTTCACGGGTCACGTTTGGGACTCCAAGGTAAGGGTTGAGAAGATGCTCTCCGAGAAGGCGGCTTCCCTGAAGCTGAAGTTCGATGCCATCAACCAGAAATACGAGGCAGCATGAACGGGTATGATTTCAAGTTCAGTCCGAGTCAACTCCAATGCTATCAAGATTTCCTTGACAGCGAGACCTTGTACGAGGCTTTCTACGGAAAGTCCGACGAGCCCGAGCTGACATACGAGGAGTACGAGCGGAAGAAGTTCTCGGAGCTGATAGACCGCATAAACCGCGTGACGTTCGTCAGCGAGGCCGCCGACAAGGGCAGCTGTCTGAACGAAATCGTGGACTGCATAGTCATGGGTGTGAAGAGCACCCGTGACGATATTTCCCTGTGCTCAAGGAACTACGTGGACGACAGCTCCATTGCCTGCCCCCATATCGAGGCGGTCAAGGGCAGCTTCAAGTTCCTCTTCGACATCGCCTTCTGCAAGCGGCTCGCAGAGTACTTTAAGGGCTCGCTGTGTCAGCTGTACACGGAAGCGCCCATCGACACCGATATGGGTCGCATCCTGCTTTACGGCTACCCCGACTACGTGCGCGGCGACATGGTCTATGACCTCAAGACGACCTCTCGCTACGAGTTCGGGAAATACTCGAAGTACTGGCAGCAGCACGTCTATCCTTGGACGCTCACGGAGAGCGGGAAGTGCAGTGACATAAAGGCATTCGAGTTCACGGCATTTGCTTTGAAGGGCGGGAACAGCAAGAACCCGACCATCTACGGCGATATGTACCCCGAGGTGTACGTCTATGACCATGAGCGCAGCACGAAGGCGCTGCGTGGCATCTGCACGAAGTTCGCCGAGTTCCTCGTGACGAACAGGAGCCTTATCACGGACAAGAAAATATTCGGAGGGGAGAAGGCATGATTAGGCACAGGTTTATCATCGGGGTGCGGAACAAGCTGTCCGACCTCGCGGCAAGCTGCGACAGCAGCGCGGCCATTGAAGGCTCGAAGCTCTCGACGAAAGAACGGGAGGAACTGCAGACCCTTATCCGAAAGGCGTATCAATACATTGACAAGAAGTTAGGATTTTAAGAAAAACAAAAATGGCAAATACAATCACAGGCCGCATCCTCAAGGTGGGTAAGACGGTCAACGTTTCAAAAAACAATGAGTTCCTCAAGAGGGAGCTGGTGTTGGACTGCTCGCGCTATGACGAGTACACGGGGGAGAAGCGCGAGAATTACGTATCGTTCTCCTTCACGCAGAAGCGCTGCGCGGAGCTTGACGGCCTTTCCGAGGGAGAGCTCGTCGAGGTGTCGTTCATCCTCAACGGAAGGAAGTACGAGAAGGACGGGCAGACCCGCTACATAAACGATATTGTCGGCTACAAGGTCGACAGGAAGGAAAGCCGCCAGACTGCGCAGGCTCCCGCTTCCGTGGCTCCTCCGAGCGCACCTGCGGCAGCAGCAGAGGGAGAGGCGAACCCCGACCTTCCGTTCTGATGTCTAACAGCCCGTCCTGCATCGGTGGGGCGGGCATAAAACCATAAAGCCATGAAAGATAACAGGAACAGTCAGAAGCACTATATCCTCGTGCATCTGCAGAAGTACGGGACGATAAACCCGATGACGGCGCTGCGGAGGTATGGATGCATGCGCCTTGGCGCAAGAATAAGTGACTTGAGGGAGGAAGGGTACAATATCCGTACCGAGCGCACGGAGGGTATTTCTTCCGTGACGGGAAACAGGGTGTCTTACGCTACTTACCGCCTTATTGAGTCATGATACTGGATTTAAACAACTCTTCGGATAGGCAGAAATTTCGTACTTACACGGAATTTCTATTAAAGAAGCAAGTCGTGGTGGAGGTCAAGGAGCGCAAGCATCAGCGTTCCTTGGCTCAGAACAGGTATCTTCACACCATCCTTGCCTACTTCGCATCGGAGTTCGGCTATTCCCTCGAGCAGACGAAGTACGACCTGTTCAAGCGGACGGTCAACAAGGATATCTTCGAGGTGGAGCGCGAGAACCGACGCGGGAAGCGGATTGTGTACCTCCGCTCGACGCGAGACCTCGACACGGGCGAGATGACGACGGCCATCGAGCGCTGGAGGAACTGGTGCGCGTCGGAGGCTGGGCTGTACATTCCCGAGGCCAACGAATACGATGCCCTCTTGGAGGCAGAGAAGCAGATAGCACTTTACGAGAAATACCTATGAAGGAACGGAAAGGCATCAAGGGCTACTTCGACGGTTACGAGGACGGCATCACGGACACGAAGCTGAGCATCCTCGAGACCATAGAGGAACACCGCACGGACGACCCGAGGGAGGTCTTGGCGGCGATAGAAATGATTTGCAATGACATAAAAAACGACAGAAATGAAGAAGGAAATTGAAAACTACAGGCCAAGCTCGCCGCAGTACGTCATTGACGAAGCCGTGCGAGAGGAGTTCCCCACGGAGCTCGACTTCAAGGCCATCCCGAGCGAGAACCTCAAGACGAAGCGCGAGGCGATGAAGTTCATCGGCAGCAAGTTCACGGCAACGTTTCCCGAAGCCGAGTATGTGACACGTCTGATGGATGACAACGAGAAGGCGGCCATCCGCGACGAGTACTGCCAGCTGGTGGAGAACACGCTGCCCGAGCGCAAGCGGCAGCTCGAGGAAGCCTTGGAGGAGGCGAAGCGCATGAAGAAGGAGGCAGAGGAACGCTACGCCTCCGCACTGCAGGAGGTGGCGTCCATGGCCGCAGAGGTCAAAATGGGAACGGTGGAGGAGAAGCTCAGCGGCTCGGACACGTTCTGCATCGCACTCGCGGGCTACTACCTCACGTACACGTGGAACGAACAGAAGCAGGTGTTCGTCCTCGCGAAGGCATACGAGGTGCAGGATGCATCCGACATGTGGGCTTCCGACACGAACAACCGCGAGCAGATGCTCGAGCTCTTCGGCGTGGAGATGCCCGAGTTTAAGCCGAGGAACGACAACCAGTTCGACGGGGAGTTCTAAAAAATCAAAAAAGGTATTTGTTTATTAAATACTTTCGATTATTTTTCGTACCTTTGTACCGCATATGAAGTATCAGCTCAGACCATACCAGAAGGCGGCCTCCGATGCCGCGACGGCGTACTTCCTCGACTACACTGTAGGCGGTGGAGGGCTTCTCATCCTGCCGACGGGAAGCGGAAAGAGCCTGATAATCGCCGACATCGCCCACCGACTGAACGCACCCATCCTCATCTTCTGCCCGAGCGTGGAGATACTCAAGCAGAACTACGAGAAGATGGAAGCCGTGGAGAAGGGGTTGTGCGCCCTGTACTCCGCGTCGGCGGGAAGGAAGGACATCGCCCTCATCACGCTCGCCACCATCGGCAGCGTGGACAGGCATCCCGAGGAGTTCGACCTCTTCCGATTCGTCATAATTGATGAAGCACACAACGTGGATGCCAAGGGAGGCATGTACGAGAGCTTCCTGCACAGAAGGAAGGACAGGAAGGTGGTCGGGCTCACGGCGACACCGTTCAGGCTCACACGGGGCTACGAGGGCGGCTCGGTGCTGAAGTTCCTCACGCGGACAAGGCCGAGGATTTTCGACAAGGTGCTCTACTACTGCCAAGTGTCAGACCTCATATCACACGGCTTCCTCGCCGACGTCACGTACTTCGACCTCTCGGAGAAGACCTCCTTCGACATCAAGAGGGTGGCGACGAACTCCACAGGCTCCGACTACGACGAGGAGTCACTGAGGCTCGAGTACGACCGCAGCGACTTCGCCACCGAGCTCTACAACTGGACGCTCAGGACGCTCTCACCCAAGGACGGAACGAAACGCAACGGCGTGCTCGTCTTCACGAGGTTCATAAAGGAAAGCGAACAGCTCGTCGATAGGCTCACAACGAACGGCATACAGGCAGCCGTCGTCACAGGCTCCACACCGAAGAAGGAAAGGGCAAGGATAGCAGAGGACTTCAAGAACGGGAAGATAAAGGTCATAGCCAACTCATGCGTCTACATCACGGGCTTCGACTACCCCGCTCTCGACACCGTCATCCTCGCAGCACCGACAAAGTCCCTCGCAAGGTACTACCAAGAGATAGGACGCATCGTGAGGCCGTACCAAGGGAAGAAATGCTGGTGCATTGACCTCACCTACAACTACAAGCGGTTCGGGAAGGTTGCAGACCTCAAAATCGGACTCGAGAAACCTAACTCCGAGCTGTGGGCGATATTCTCCAAGGGAACGAAGCTCACGAACACGACAATCGTGTGAAATCAGAGAAAAGGAACATTATAAAAATGTAAAACCCCGTATTTTTTGAGACAAAGGAAAGTCAAATCGTACAAAAAGAACATCTGCTCGTAAAAAGCACAACTTCAGCGGGAAAATACGGGTTTTAACACCGTTCCTATTTCGTGGTTGAGAATAATGAACTATAAAAAGCGTATTTGTTAAATATAACTGTTAAAATTAACATTTGAAATGAAGAAGGATAGGATATACCTAAGCGGCCGAATCAGTGGTCTGGAACCGTCCGAGTACAAGGCTGCTTTCAGCAAGAGGCAGAGGGAGCTGGAGGAGTGCGGCTTTGAGGTCGTGAACCCTCTCAATAACGGCCTTCCCGAGGATGCGACGACGCATGAGCACATGCGTGCCGACTTCGCGTTGCTTCTTGGCTGCGACGCCGCATATTTCATGGAAGGCTGGCTACGTTCCGCTGGCTGCAAGGTGGAGTTCGACGTGGCGACCGCATGTGGCATGCCAGTTTATTTGGAGGTTCCTGACGGTCTTGGTGGCCACAAGGCTTGCCGTTTCCAATAGATTAACTTTTTAACGATTTAGGATATGAGTATAGGCGATTACAAGAAGGCAATCATCGGGTTGCTTGAGAGTATGGAAAAGGAGCACGACTGCTGTGTCCTTGGGATTGAGATGGAGGTTAGTGACGTCCGTGACAGCACGGGGATGTTTACGACGAAGAAATACTTAAAGTTTGAGATATCATGAACACGGAAAGAAAAGACAAAGGGTCGGAGGGCTTGCATCCGACGGTTGACACCTACAACTTCCAATGGTACTAAGCTATGGACGTGAAGGATATACCGAGCGATATGCTCGACATGATACGGAAGCGTTTTGAGTCCACCTTGGAGGTTCGGCAGCTTCGGACGCAGCAGCAGTACCTGCAGCGGAGCATGCGCTTCTCCGATGCGCTGGCCGTCGGTAAGCAGATTGAGGCGTTGTTCGTTGTTTGCCTGAACCAGTACATGGAAAAGGCGGAGAACGAGGTCATGACGCTTGACACCGAGTCGTCTGACATTCCGCTGAAGGACAAGGACGAGATGATGGAGAAGATAATGGTGATGTTCATGTGCTGCGACATCATCGATTCCGCCATTCTCGACATGAACGACATTTTGCACAGGACGAAGCCCGACGTTGACATCACGACCTTCGACGACATCAAGCAGATATCGGAGATGGCTCGCGAGAAGCTGAAGTTCCTGCAGGAGAACGGGGACTACATGCAAGACCTCGTGTGGGCTGACAAGTGTGACAACATGTATTCCGTGATGTCTTCCAAGGCGAAGGCCATCATCCGCAAGCGGAAGGAGGACAGGAACTGGGGCAGTAACATGAAGGCTGCCGCAGGAATGTGAAAGGACGTATCTATTTTGCTGATAAATGTGTTTATATTGTTTGCGCGAGGCGTCGCGTGCTTGTTAGTAAATGAATTCTTTTCGTTCGCGACCCTTCCTTGTGAAAGGAGGAGTCGGCAGGCCGCACTTCTTTTTGAGTTTACGTTTCTACTATGTTTGATTGTTGTGCGGCCTTTTTCCATCCCCCGCCATCCTTGGTGGAGCGCAAAGCTGCCGTGAGGCAGGAACTTTCTCGTTTTTCATATGCATTTTACTTTTACTTCATGATGATTCGGTTTATTTTTTTGCGCAGCGTCCGATTCGCTGGCGGGGGGCTATAAAAACAGAAAAAGGTATGAAAATGTTTCATAAAAGTATCGTTTTGCTTGTGTTGTCGGCTGCGCTGACGGTGTTCAATTTTTGTACAGGCCATAAGTATCTCGCCATACTTATGGGTGTCTGCACTCTTATCAATGTATTCAATGTGGTGATAACGTATCGTTGGTTAAATGAATAGGTACAATTTCAGAGGCTTTGATGCCATAGGAAAGAAGGGTTGGGTGTACGGTGACCTTGTACACAACCAGAAGGTAAGTGAGACTGGCTTGGAGGCGCGTGTCATGGTGGGCGGCTACGAGGTCGTTCCCGATAGCGTGGGGCTTTACACGGGGCTGTCTGACGGCTGCGGAAAGCCTATCTTCGAGGGTGATGTGCTGCTGGAGTCAAGAGGAAAGTTCGGCGGTGTAGTCATGTGGCATAGCAACGGATACTTCTATATCAATGACACGGAAGAACTTATTGAGCTTTCTACCTTCACTCCTTTAGGAGAGATGATAAGGCATCTCGATTTTGTTGTCGTTGGCAGCGTTTTTGAAAACAGTAAATCAGGAAGAAATGACAAAGATAAATGAGAAATTCTGCGGCAACTGCCGCTGGTTCTTTATGGCAGGTGATGACCCAAAAGACGGAACTTGTGGAATACCTCCCAAAGATGGAGTAATGCGAGGAAGGAACTACTGTTACGAAACGGATGAAATTTGTGATGACTATGAAGAAGAATGAAGAGATGTATTGCGGCAACTGCTGCTGGTTCAGTGGCGAAGACCACTACGGCTATGGGTTGTGTCCGTTTATATTCGGTGATGCTGCTCATTGCGGAGATGAATGCAAAGTCAACGAGTTCATTTCCAAAAAGGAGATGCGTCACCACATGGCGGTATTGTTGCAGCTCAACAGGTATCGTAGGGATACTCATTTCCCTTGTATCTATAGGACGCCGAAACCGAGTGAGGTAAGCCGCGCAATAGAGTTTTCCGTCAGGTACATGAAGGTATTCAGTGAACTTTAATACATTGTTTGGGATGAAGATAGATGAGCTTCTTGCGTTGGAAGGCTCCAAGAGGAGGAAGCCCCGCCATTTGGAGAGCGGGATACAGCAGGCGTGCGTGCGCTGGTTCAGACTTGCCTTTCCCCGCTACCTATGCTTTGCCGTTCCGAACGGAGGGTCGCGCAACGCCATCGAGGCCGCGAACATGAAGAAGGAGGGTGTGATGGCAGGTGTTTCCGACCTTATCGTCGTTGCCGAGCGGAGGGTTCTCTTCGTTGAAATGAAGACGCGGAAGGGTCGGCAGCAGGACACGCAGAAGGCGTTCCAGCACCGTGTCGAGGTCTTGGGGCATCGGTATGTCGTCTGCAGGAGCTTGGAAGATTTTATGAGAGCCGTCAACGAATGGCTGGGAGGAAAACCCTAACATGGCATACAGCTCACTGAAACGGAAGACGCCTTTGAAGGTAAAGGTCGGTTTTAAGGCTCGTCAGTCCCTCCAAAGGAAGCCGAAGGCACAGCAGCCCGCCAAGGAAAGGAAAGGCCGACACACGGCCTCGGAAAGGCCGAGAACGCCGCGTAAGCCGACCAAGAGCAGTCTCGAGCTTAGGCTGGACGTCTATTTCTCGATGTTCATCCGTTTGAGGGATGCTATGGACGGCGGAATGACAAGGTGCATATCGTGCGGCAGGGTTCTCCCCTTCCGAGAGATGCAGTGCGGCCACTTCTTCGGCAGGCGGAATATGTCGACGCGCTGGGACGAGGACAACTGCAACAGCGAGTGCGAGCATTGTAACTGCAAGGACGACCACCATTTGGAAGGCTACCGCCGCAACCTCATTAGGAAGATTGGCGAGGAGCGGTTCGCCATGCTCGAGGCTCGCCATAACGAGGAACGGAAGTGGACGGAGGCAGAGCTGCGCGAGGCCATCGCCCATTACACTGCAGAGGTGCGCAGGCTGAGCAAGGAGAAGGGAATAGCCGTGAGGGTGTGATATGCGTTGTAATCAGATTTAAGTTTGTTTAGCATGCATACGCTTGCATTTCTCGCATTTAGCGTTTATCTTTGCAAGCGGAAGTGAAGGAGAGGCATTCATTCGCTCTTTTTTCAAAGGTGTATGGGATAGGCGGAGTTTGCAGCCCGCCGACAAGGGTAAAATGCACCACCCTTCCCATACATTTTACTTTTTGGTGCAGTTATGAAAGAGTGCATTATGGCAAAAGAAAAGAAAGGTTATGTAGCTATCCCGCGAGGAATACTCGAGAGCTTGGCTCCCGAGAGGCACAAGTACAGTAAGGTCGAAGCCTTCCTGTACCTTTCCTACTCTGCCCGCTTTGCAAAGAACGAGGATGTCATCTCAAAGGTTCCATGCAAGAAGGGTCAGCTCGTTACATCCTTGCGTGCATTGGCAGATGCTTTCCTCTGGCCAGAAGCTGCCGTCCGCAGGTTCCTTCTCAAGCTCGTGGAGAACGACTACATCGTGTGGACTTCTTACAGGAGAACCACCGTTATAACCATGAAACATCTGGCCGACGATGCCGATATCTCCGAGGAGGAAAGTAAGTGTGACGCAACTTGTGACGCAAACTGTGACGCAACTTCTGACGCAACTTTTGACGCAACTAAAAAGCAATCAGTCAAAGAGTTAAGTATGGAACGTGACGCAACTTCTGACGCAACTTTTGACGCGAACAGTGACGCAACTTGTGACGCACTCACGCGCACGTTATGTTATAATTATCTTGTAAAAAAGAAAGAAAAAGGAAATACTAACGTAAGTTCTCGCAAAGCAAGTTCCTCAAAGAAAAAGTCTCTTGTCGGTAAGGCAAGGTTGGTCTTTGAGGAATATTATGAAACAAAGATAAATCCGAATGACAAATACTATTGGACGGCTGCCGATGCGAACCAGATGAAGCAGCTCCTGATGAAGATACACTTTTCGCGGGAGCAGAGAGGGAAGCCTTGCGAGGACGAGGATATGCTCAGTGCGCTGAAGGCTCTGCTTTCAAGCATCAGTGACCAATGGATTATAGACCACATGAAGGTAGGAACGCTTAACTCGCAATACAACGAGATTGTAAGAGTCGCAAGCGGAAGGAGGGGAGGCGCTTCCAGTATGGAGGTCGGGAGGATTATAACCGAGTACGACGAAAACAAGTTCAATAACAAAGATTTATTCAAATGATGTACAAGTTCAAGGAAAAGAAGAATCCGATACGCATAGAGAATGCGTGGGGCAAAGAACTCATCGATGAAGGGATGAAGTTCTACGTTGGCGACTATACTTGGTTGCCTTGTTACGACGAGATTGTCAAATGGCTTGCGTTCAACGGCGGAAGGGGTCTGACGTGTGCAGGTGGTTTCGGCTTGGGGAAGACGGTTATCTGCACGAAGATAATCCCGACGCTCTTTGACGAGTGGAAATACGACTACATCTGCGTATCGGCCTACGAGATGTCGAGGAAGGTCGAAGAGATAAAGAACCACGAAATTATCATCATCGATGATTTCGGCGTTGAGGGGGAAGCGGTAATATATGGCGAGCACCGCCATATCTTCAACGAGATTGTGGACTTTGCAGAAAGGGAAGGCCGTTTGTTGATTCTCACAACGAACCTCAATGGAGAGGAAATGGCAAAGAAGTACGGAGTGCGGACGGTTGACAGGCTGAAACAGCTGACGAAGGCGGTCGTGTTCCAAGGTAACAGCCTCAGAAAGAAGATGGACGAAGAGGAGGGTGCGTTTTATGCATACGGTGTACGTTTCGGGAAGCTGAAGGAGGCCGACGACTTCGCCGAAGAGCAGGAAAGGATACGTGACAGAATAGAGAAGGGTGAGGTGACCTTATACGACGACTATGCCGAGGAA